TCGGTGACGTAGGTCATCGCCGCGAGCGTCAGCGGCGAGATGCCGATCTCGGTCGAGCGCAGGATGATCGCCCAGCAGCCGCCGACGTTGCCCTGCAGCCAGGGCGGCAGCAACGGACCGGCCGTGGCCATCAGCTTCGCCGCCTCCGCCATCTGGAACGCGTTCTCGAACTTCAGGCCGCCCTCGCGCATCGGCACCATCGAGGTGCGCTCGGCATCGAGCACCTTGCCGATCTTGCCCTCAGCGAGATCACGCCGGGTGACGCGACTGGTGTCTGGTTCGTTGTCGACGACGTCGTTCATGATACGGCCCAAGCTGGTTTCGGAAACAACGGGTTTTCGATTTTCTCTTGGCGCAGCCGATCGCCGAACATCGCGCGCAGGCGGCGATAGCAGGGCATGCGATGGAAGTCGGTGAGGATGCGACCACCGAGCCAGTCGATGTAGTCGCCGTTCTCCGAAACCGCCATCAGGCACTTCTTGAACTGGTCCTGCGTAAGCACGGTGGCGCGCTTGCTGCGATCAGGATCGATCACAATGCGACGATACATCCACATGGTGATCCCGAGGTTGAGGCTGTTCCAGAGCCGACCGTAGGCGGCGTCACGGCCCCAGGCTTGGTTCGCAACGTGCAAAATCTTGCAGAGGTTTGTGACTTCAGCATCGTCCATCTGCTTGGCGATCTGTGATGCAGTCTGTCCACTCAGACTCCGTGTCGGAGTTTCATTACGTGAGCCTGCCCAAAGCTGGACCGCATTCGACATCGAGAGGATCGGCGCGTACTCGTTGCCGCGCCGGATTTGATCGTAGCCAACAAACGGGCACGTCTTGCGGATAACCTGCAGCGCGTGACTCGATGCCTCCTGGCCGCGCAAAACATCGTCGGGGCGCATGCGGACTAGCACCTGCTGCTGCCTCACAAACTCTTCGGCCATCTCGGCGACGCTATCAAAGGTGCAGGTACGGACGTCGGCGATCGCCTCCGGCAGCTCCGTCATCTTGAACGCCTCGATGCGGTGCTGACCGTCGACGATGTAGGTCGTCTTGTCGTTGTGCAGCTTGCCGAGCGTAATCACGCCCTGGATGAAACCGCCGTTGATCTTTAACTCCTCGGCCACTGCGCGCACCTTATTGTTGACCATCAACGGACGCTGGAACGGCGGCACCACCCAGACCAGCGCGTCCTCGCGGGTGAACAGCATGGTCTCCATCTTGGAGATCGCAGACTTCGGGATGGCGCGGCCAGGGCGCTTGGCAATTTGGGCTACTGTCATGCGGGTCCTCATGCTGCTTCGCGGAGCTGGAGCGCGATACGTTCGTCGATCTGCTTGCGCTTCCAATCCGGCAGGTCGATATATTCGGCGTCGGCGCGATCATCGCCAGGCCCCGGCCACACGCCGGAGGCGAGGCAATCAGCAAAGGCGCGGATCGCCACCCGATTCATCCTGGTGCCGCGCTGAATATCCTCGTCCTTCAACTGCTGCGCGCGCACGCAATGCGGCGGCTCGGTCTCCACCCACAACAGCGTGAAGGTCGATGCCTCGATACCGAGCGCGTCGGCACCTTCCATCACGAGTGCGGCCTGCTGCACATAGCCGTAATTGGCGAGCGCGTTCTGCAGATCGTGATACATCACCGAGCGCGTCGTCTTCAGGTCGGAGAAGTCGCCGCTATCGTTCGGGATCGCGTCGGGCCGCGCCTTCAACCAGAGCCCGGTTTCCTTGTCCTTCCAGAACAGCGAGCGTTCGATCAGGCCGTCGAGCGCACCGGCCTTGAACAGCGGAAACTCGCCGAGCGCAAATCCCATACCCCTGATCTGCTCGACCTGGCCGGAGGTGAGCACCGACTTGCCCTCGCGCTTCCTGGCCTTGAGCCAGTTCTTGCACTCCGTGCGATTGCCCTGCCATTTCAGGCCTTCGAGCGTTTCCGGCCGCACCACGAATTCGTTGGCGAAGTTGACCTGCTGGCAGATCAGGTGATGCGTGGCGCGGCCGAGGATGAACGCCTCGCTCTCCTCTTCCTCAATCCGCTTCGGGTTGAGGGCCGATCGCGCCCAACAATGCGCCGGTGACTTGTCGAACAGGTGTCGGAGCGAGGTCGACGATACGCTCGGGCCATCGGCGATGTCGCCGCGATGGTAATGCACCAGCGGCAGGTCGCGATAAATCCCCGGCGCGACAATAGGCGCGCCGTCCCATCGATGTTGGTCGATCATGGGGAAGGGTACTCAAGGTTACACAAGTCGGCGCGCAGTCTGCGCAGAAAAAAAACGCCTGTCAGTTCAAAACGAGACTCTCGGATGCAGATTCTTTCTCGGCCAAAACTTCAGCGCAAAGTTTTGTCTGCAGGTCGAGCACAACTTTCTGATCTTCGGCCAACCGCGTCCTAGCCCGCGTAATCATTGCCTTTGCGAGGTCTCTGGCAATGGCGGCGACGGACTGGTCTGACATGATGCGGTATCCTGAATGCGTTTTCGGCGGTGAAAATATCTGCGCCGGATTTTTGGTTTTGGCAACGGCCGGAGGCCGGGTTTATTTTCCCGTTACAGTCCGGAGTGCCGGATAGGCAAGCACCCGGCGATCCTGTTAACCAATTACAGGTCTATCCAATCTGCCTAACACAGGCATCCCTGTTAGAGATTTAGTTACTACTGTCCGGGCGCACGCGCGAGTGCAGATTTCGTGCCACGCATCTTTGTTACATCCAAAACTTTTTATGTAACGCGCCGTCACGCGACAGATGTAACGGGTGGCGAAAATAGCCCAGCGAATAGTTGCATCGCCTTGGGCGCAAAAGAGAAAAGCCCATTACGCGCACAACTAGACACCTCGTGATGCTTGACGCTTCGCTCTTCGCTTCGGTAGGCGTGTGAGTCCCGCCTTCAACGATGAGGTCCTGCCGATGAACGTCAATGGTGAAAGAAAACCGCCAGGACGCCCGGCAAAACCGCGCAAGGACCCCACCATGCGCTTCATCGCCAAGCGGCAGCTCTGGGATGCGGTCGCACTCCAGTGCGGCATCACGGTCACCGCCGTCCGTTGCTGGCGCCGTGTGCCCGCCGAACGCGTGCGCGACGTCGAACGCGCGATCGGCCGCCCCAGAAGCCAAATCCGGCCCGATCTCTACCGACGAAACCCCAACCCCGAAGTGAGGAGTGCGTAACATGGCGAAGCCCGCAACCGAGAACAGCAACACGCCCGATCCTGTCGATGTGCAGGGCGCGGTCGCGTCGATCGAAAAACACCACTCCGATCTGCTGTCGGAGCGTGGCATCTACATGCAGAAATGCAAGCGAATTCGCGATTCGATGGCGGTCGATTATGAGCACGCGGGCGACAAGGGGATCAGCAAGAAGTTGCTGAAGACGATCATCAAAGAACGCGAGCTGGAGCGGAAGATCGCGGGACTAACCGACGATCTGGAATTCGACGAGCAGGCCGAGCGCGAGATGCTGATCGAGAAGCTCGGCGATTTTGCCAACCTGCCGCTCGGTCAGGCGGCGGTAGCGCGCGCCGACGGGAAGTCGACGCTGGCCGGTGTCGGTGCGTAAACCATGGACGCGATCCCGATGGCCAACCCGGCGGTCTTCCGCAACAAGACTGACCTGAAAAGATTTGTCCGACACCATGACGGTGCGTCGGACGATGCCTTGGTCGAGGCGATCAATATCAAGCTCAACCTTTCCGTCTCTGCGACGAACGAAGGCCGTCATCACCGGCTCGACGCCGGGCGCATGCTTCTGGACCTGCGTAAACAAATCGAAACGGAGCATGACGATTGGTGGAAGTGGCAGCGCGGCAAGTTCAACCGCAGCCGCAAGGACATCGAAAAGCTGATGGCGATGGCGCGCGCGAACGATCCCGAGGCGGCGGCGGAGGAGGTTAAAGCCAAGGATAGGGCGCGCAAGGCGGTTGGCGCGGAGTTCCGCGCCAGTCATCCCATCGACCATATTCTGAAATTGGTGCGCGCGCTCACCGATGACCAGCGCGCTGAACTGTTTACCAAACTGAAGGAGGAGTACCAGTGAAGCAACTTATCAGGAAAATAAAGACCGTCGAGACGTTGAAGTTTCGTGTCCACACCACGCAACAGGATATTTCGGACGGCGAGTGTCGCCTAGCAACCAAGTGCATGGAGAAGGTCGCGATCGCAAGGACACTGCAGAAGCATCTCAATCTCAGTGATGATGAGACCAGGCGGCTGCATGTACGCGTCGATGCAGGTCACGTCACCTTTAACCACGCCGGGTCGAAGTGGCAGGCAGATACACCCAGAGTCGCTAAAGACGCTCTGATCAAATTCGACATCGGGAAACACCACGTGAGGCCGCACAGTTACACCGTTAGCGCGACCAAAAAAGGCAAAGTTAGACCCATGACGGAGGAGCGGCAAAAACAGATCAGAGTCGCGCGCGCCAAGCGGGTCAGGGAAGGTCGACCTGACCGACCGTATTCTGATCGGGTCACCCTGCGTCATAGGATTGTTGGTTTCGCGTGAGGTAACCCCTTTGTGATTATTCTCGCCCTCGACCTCGCATCAACCTCGGGCTGGGCCGTCGGCGAGCCAGGTGGCACCCCGGCGCATGGATCGGTCCGCTTCGCCAGCGCGGGGGCCTGCCATGAGGCGATCTTCGCCAACGCGCTGAAGTGGGCGAGCGACAAGACCGCGTTCTACGAGCCATCGCTGATCGTCTGGGAGGCACCGATGCCGACATCATTCCGAAGGGGCAACAGCAACGTCAACACCACGACGCTGCTATACGGGCTTCCCGCCGTGATCGGCGCGGTCGCCTACCTGCGCGGCGTCTTCGATATCCGGAAGGCGACGACGCGCGACGTGCGGCTCCACTTCATTGGCGAGAACCCGAAGGGCCACATTGGCAAGAAGCTCGTGATGCGTCAGTGCGCCGCGATGGGGTGGGATGTGACAGACGACAACGAGGCCGATGCGCTCGCGACCTGGCACTACATGTGCTCGCTGATCGAACCGAAGTTGGCGCTACGGCCGACGCCGCTGTTCGGCCGAGCGCGTCTATGAAAATCACCTGCCCCTGCTGCCAAGGCTCTGGCGAGATCGAGGAGATGAGCCCCGTGTATCTGCCGCCGCTACAATATCGGGTATGGGACATCGTGCGGCGGGCTGGCGCAGGCATCCCGATGGCGACGCTGGTCGACAAGGTCTACGCAGACCGCGTCAACGGCGGCCCGACCCACGGGAAGACGTCGGTCTATGTCTCGATCTACCACCTCAATCAACGTCTGAAGGAAACGGGCCAACGGGTTTCGATCCGAGGCTCGGTCTGCCGTCTTGAAACAACGCAACCCGTGCGCAATGGTTAATGAGCATCACGCCACAAAGCGGGAGCCACCCGTTTGACTCCGCCATGCCCGAGGTCGCCGAGGCTCTCCTCGGCACGCCGAACGGGCAGTTGTCGCGCGAGGGGCACCTGCGCTACGGCACCCACGGCTCGCTGCACATCGATCTCGCTACCGGCACCTTCTACGATCACGAAACCAAGAGCGGCGGCGGCGTCCTCGATCTGATCTCCAGAGAGACCGGGCGCGACCAGAAGGGTGCCGTCGAGTGGATGCGCGAGCACGGCTACCTCGAACCGGAGAGTCGGCCGTTGAACGGCAAGAGCGCACCGACTCTCGGCAAGCTAGTCGCCACCTATGACTACACCGACGAGAATGACGAGCTGATCTTTCAGGTTGTGCGGTATGAACCGAAGACGTTCCGGCAGCGGCGCCGGGATGAGACCGGCGCCTGGTCGTGGTCGGTGAAGGGCGTGCGCCAAGTGCCCTACCGGTTGCCCGCACTGATCGAGGCCATCGCCAATGACAGGACGGTCTTCATCGTTGAGGGAGAGAAGGATGCCGACAACCTTGCCAAGTGGAACATCCCCGCTACGTCCAACGCTGGTGGCGCTGGAAAATGGCACGCTGAATTTGCCGAACTGTTCCGTGGCGCAGATGTGGTTGTTATACCGCACAATGACCAAGCAGGGCGCGATCATGCGACGATGGTTTGCGCCTCTCTGCTTGGTGTTGGGCGTCAAATACGGTGTTTGGCGTTGCCAGGACTGCCCGAAAAGGGCGACGTGTCCAGTTGGATCATGGATGGTGGGACGGTCGAGACGTTCCACGCGTTGGTAGCGCGCGCACCCGAATGGTCGGCCAACGCCTTCGTCTCAAAATTCGGCGCGCTGCGGTGGGAGCAGATCGGCACCGGCGACGTCGCGGGCCTCTATCCATGGCTGATCGAGGACATTATTCCGCTCAACGATATCTCGATGGCGTTCGGCCACACCGGCACCGGGAAAAGTTTCAATATGTTCGACATGGCGATGTGCGTGGCGCGCGGCATCCCGTTCAACGGCCGCAATGTCGAGCCGGGCCTCGTGATCTATGTCGCGGCCGAGGCGGGCAAGGGATTCGCCAAGCGCAAGATCGCTTACGCGGTTCACCATCAACTGCATCCAACCGATCCGATCCCGTTCGTGCTGATGACCAAGCGGCCGAACTTCTTTCAGGACGATGCCGATGTGATGGCGCTGATCGCGGAGATCACCACGATCGCCGCAACCTATCAGGTGCGGCTGGTCCTGATCGTGGTCGACACCATGTCAGCCATCACCCAGGGCATGGACGAGATTTCCGGCCGGGATCAGTCGATGGTGCGCAAGCGGCTTCTCATGCTGCAGGAGCATTTTGGAGCCGCCGTGGTCGTCGTGCATCACAAGCCGAAGGACGGCAACGGGCCGCGCGGCCATGGCTCCCAATCGGCGGACATCGAGACCACCATCGAGTTCGAGACCCTGGATGAGCGCCATCGCGCCACCGTGCGCAAGCAGCGCGAGGGCAAGAAGGGCATCACCTGGGAATTCCGGTTGTCCGTGGTTGAAGTGGGAAGGAACCGTTGGGGCAACCCGGAAACATCGTGCGTCGTGCTGCCGCTGCGGTCCGATCGCAAGGCCGAGGTCACCGGCTTCCGCGCCACCCCGACCGAGCTGCTCTTCATGCGCGCGCTCTTTGACGCGCTGGTCGATCATCCATCTCCCCCTCCGGCGGGCCTGCCGCCATCTATCACCAAGGTGGTCGAGCAGCGCCACGTCCGCGTCAACATGCGCGAGCGCGTGATCCCGGCGCATGAGGATTCATCTATCGCCGACGGACGCTTCCGCACCGCGTTCTCCCGCGCAGGAGCAAAACTGCGCGATGGCGGGGTGATCGGGGTGCAGGGAAATTTGTTGTGGCCGACGGGGAAGCCGGTGCATGGTCTCACCGTGGGACCGATGCCGTGACAAACCCGCTCGAACCTCTTGGACTTTCATCTGGGCCGCGAGCCATTGAAGGAGGATGCGATGAGTCTGAAACCGCAAAACCTGATCCAGGCCGCCGAGGCCGACCTCCGGCGCCGCGAGCGCAATGTCGCTCGCCACAAAGGGCTTCCGTTGGGCGGCTTCGGCCTGAAGACCGAGCAATACGCCTTCCATGCGCCGCATGTTCGAAGGGCGAGGGATGCGAAGCATCTCTTGGAGATGGCGCTCAAGCGGCCGGGTGCAGCCAGCAAATCGACGAAGAGAAATACCCGCCTGATCTATGGTGACGCGGCTCTCCTCGCCCATGCGATCGGAATCGCGTGAAAGCATGTTTTGAAATTATTTTCTTCAATGATCTCGGTCGAGAGTCGCCGCTAAGTCATTGATGTTTGTCGCACGCGAAAAAGTCCAAAACGAGACATGGTATAATATCGGTGTCGAACGAGATTCCCTCGCTCGACGGGTTGTTTGAAATTCAAATCAGGAGAACCGGTATGCAATCGGATATGATGACGTCTATCCGCAAATACTTCACGGTTGAGACCGCGCCGCGTCAGCCGAAGAAGTGGCTCGTGACCTGCGAAAAGTGCGACAGCATGTGGCACCTCGACAAGGACTCAAAGCACCCCGGCAATGTGCTCCATCTATTGAACCACGCCAGGAGCCACGACGTAAAGAAACCGAATGGCAAGCGTAAACAGGCCGCTCTGGATGCACTCAACGAGTGATAACCAGCCCCGCGCCCTCACCGGCGCGGGTTTTTATTTCCGCTTCCGCCACTCCCACCATTCCTGCAGCCCCGCCGCCAGCATGAGCAGCGCCACCACCCCGAGAAACGTGACGATCCACGGCAGCCAATAGAGCGTTTGGCTCACGGATATTCGCCATCAACACCGCTCCGACTTCCCCTCACATATCCCTCGCCGCGCCGAAGCTCGTCGTACCATTTCATGAGAAGGCTGATCTGCACCTCCTGGATGCCGACCTTCTTCAGGGTCTCGCCGAAGGTCTTGAACTCGGTCTTCATCTCGGCGAGCTGCTCGGTCAGCGCGCGCAGCGTGATCTCGATCGCGATCTCCTTAGCACCCCGCCGATACAGGAATCCGCCAGCGACCACCACGGCGCCGAGCAAAGTTAGGACATCACCGGCCCGGACGGTCCATTCGAAGGTAGGCATTGTTACCTCTAGCAGCCACGACAGATCGATGGCGGTGGTGGCGGATAAGGCGGGAGATCAGGTACCTGATTCTCACCCGATCCTTGGAAAGTGAACAGCGCCGCCGCCTCCAGACAGCAGCGTCAGCACGCCGATCAGACAAAGGATGAGGATAACGATCCAGACCGCCTGCTCGATGCGCTCGGGGATCGCCAGGAACATCTTCAACACGTAGAGCGCAAACCAGACAATGGCGCACAAGATAATGACGCCGATTAGGAGCCAGAGAATTCCGATTGCAAGTGCTATCATGGTGTCCTTCCTTCGCGAGGATTGTCCTCGCCGTGCTTCAGCCCCTCGGCGTATTTCTGCTCGCCGGTCACCTTAACCAGCTCGTCCTTCATGCTGTTCGTTGCGAGATGCACCAGCTCGATCCTGCGTCCGTTGCGCGCGCTCACCACGACGCCGACGGCGGAGCCAACCGCCGCAACCAGCGAAGAGACCGAAGTGATGACGGCAGCGATCTCGATTCCGGTCATGACGTCTTCCGCGTGAACCACATCTTTCCGAGGCCCATCACCGTCGGCGCGCCGAACAGAAAATAGATCACCGATTGCGCCCAGCTCGCGACCTGCCCGGACACCTCGTCGGTCGAGCCCCAGCCGAGCATCTTGTCCCAGACGATCACCTTCCACTCGAACCCGACGATCGGGATCGCCATAGCGACCAAGAGGATGGTGAGCAGCTTGTTGCTCGCGATGATGCCGAGCCGCGTGGTGTTCTCGTGCTCCTGTTGGGCCGCCGCCTGTACGAGCTTCACCGCGACATCGCGGTCCCCACCGATCTTGGCCTGTGTGATCTGCACTTTGGCATTGAAGAACGCCGTGGTGATCGAGGAGACCAACGACGACAGGCCGGGGATGAGCGCGAGCAGTGCGGCGAACATGGTTACCTCCCCGGCCTGCCGGGTGTCATGGTGTCGGTCAGATGCCCGTCGTTGTCCTGCGTGGACCGGCGGCGGCGGCAATATTCGGTGGCGACGCCTTGCGCAAACAGGATACCGCACAACGTATATTGCTGTCGGGTCGGCATGGTACCGGTCGCGAGCGGCGACCAATCGAAAGAGACCGCCACCGCACCGACCAACGACATGAACACCTGAAGCCTAGCGAGGAAGATGACCTCGCTATCCTTGAAAAACTTGACGATCCTGTTCCACATCAGAGCTTCGCCTTCAGCGCAGCGACCTGCGCTTCCAACCTCTTGGCGTAATTCTCCGTGCCGGTCGCCATCATCACGACGTTGTCCTTGGTGAACCAGCACAGCGCGTAACCGAACACGATGCAAAGAGAGCCGAGAAAAATATCCATAGCTATGTCCTTCTGAAGATGGAGCCGAGAATGGAGATGATCGAGGCAATCACCGATTTCTTGCTCGGCACAGGAGACGGTGTGGGTAGGGTCACGGGCGGCCCGCCCGGCGGAGCAGGGAAAGCGATAGACGGAGGCCGCGTCGGTGCTTGCGGCATCGGCCTGTCGACCGTTGTGACATGTGCGCCAGCCAACCGCAGCGCCTGCTGCACCTGACCTACATACATTAGCCGCTCGGCTTGGCGCCGCCGCGTTAGACCATCCATCTGGCGACCACCGGCGTGGTCGTACATCAACAGCGTACTCATCGCAGCGGTTGGATTTCCCGCGTTGATCTTGGTCGCGATGGAAGAATGCCCGAGCGCTCCTGTATTGAAATCAAACGACACCAACGCATCGAACTGGCATTGGACAATCGGGATGGTGATGTGGGCCGTTACGTTGCGCTCAACGGCGGCGAGATCGGCGGCGAGGATGCTGTCACACTCCGCATCCGTGATGGTCTGGCCATGATAGACCGGTGGTGGTCCGGCAGCCGACGTATGGCCGTAGCCGATCGTCAGAACGCCAGTGCCATCATCGTAGGTATGAAGGAACTTGCCTTCAAAGGCTTCGATAAAGCTGCGGCCGTCTGCCGATGTCTTCATGATGCGAGTATTATCTCACATCAAACGCCTTGGCTATGGGCCTACGAAAGGATACGGCCCCTGCATGAACGGGCGCAGCATCCCCGCGCCGCGCCCCACGTCGGAGATGGCCGAGCGGACGCCGGTAGTCGGACGCACGTAGCGGTTCAACAAGGCCATCGACGGCCGCAGATACGGCGTCGACGCCGCGCCAATGCCTGCGAGAACCTTCGGGCTGAGATAGCCCAGACCTCCGCCTGCAGCGATGCTGGCCATGAGCCGCCCAGGCGTGCCAGAGTCCGGGACCTTGCTCGGCAACACCTTCTGTCCGGCCTCGGCAAAATCCTGCATCAGGGCATCACCACGGGCGAACGAGCCATGGCGGACCGTTCGGTCACCGCGCTTCACCGCACTCAGCAATTGCGAGGGCATGAAGACCCCGGCGCCAGTGGTGTTGGCGGCGGCATCCTGCATCCGCGCAAACATCGCCCAACCATAGTTCATGTTCGCCAGTTCATTGGCATGGGCTGGGTTGGATCGCTCCAGATTGGAGCGCATCGCCTGCACGACATTGCGGAGCGCATAGCCCATATCGCGCTGCGCCGCATCCGAGGAAGCGCCATAGCGGGAGCCGAGGTTGGTGAGTTCACTCTCGATCTTCTTGAACATGGTGCCATTGATCGGTGCTGGCGGTCCGAGCTTGGCGGCCAGGATACGCTCGAACTGGTCAATCTGCGGCTGCGGCAGTAACTGCACCTCGTTCTGCCAGATATGATTTAGGTCGTTGGCATACTGCCGGTCGGGGATGAACTGCAGACGCGGTTTGAGCGTGTCGTAGGCCGCGCCGAGCTTTTGCTCGACCTCGGCAACCATCTCATGTCCGGCGGGCGTGCCACGTTCGAGTCGCTCACCAATTGGTTCGAGCGCCTGATTGGCCACCGCCTTGTTGAATGATTCGACCGAGCGGCGGCGACCAGAGTTGATGAAGTCGCCAAGGATCGGCACCGAGGAGAGCTTGTCTTCAACACCCTTGGCGAAGCCGCCGATGAGCTGGCCGGGCGTCATCTGCGTCACCCCGGCATCTGCAAGCGCCTGTTGCGCCGGGGCAAGCTGCGGTTTGAGCGTGCGCGCGGCGAGCGGGCCTGCGATAAGCGCGCCAGCGGTGCGCGCCGGACCTTCAAGGCCGGTATCCTCCGCTGCTTCTCCGGCCGCTTCCGAGCCAGCACCGCTTCCTACGGCCATCAGCCATTTCCGAAGCAACCCACCGGGACCGAAATAGCTCGCGGGGTTGCCGAGAAATTCGCCGATTGTGCCGGTGTAGCCCGGCTTCGGGTCCTCGATCCCGGTGCCGTGCGCGATCTGCGCACCATACGGCGCTTCCGGCTTTGGCCTCTCGCCGAGGCCGAGATCGGCCATCAGATTCCCAGCGTGATGCGACGGGCCGAACGGCCCCATCGCCGCTTCGCCGAGATCACCGATAAACCCGGCGAGGCCGCGCCCGAGACCTTTCGCGCCTTTCTCCGTCTGCGACATCTCCGGTGAGCCAACAGGATGGATAGAGATACCCGCTGTTTTTGTGGCTGCAAACTCAGCCGGGTCAAAACCGCCCGCCGCTGGCGGCGGTGCGGCCTGCGCCTTGAAGGCAGAGAACTCGGCCGGATCAAAGGTGTCCGCCATCAGTAGCCCTCCTGATGCAGCTTGGTGTAGGCGTCGGCCTTCGACAGGCCGCTCGCGGTCAATTGCCCGAACCGTGTCGCAGCATCAGGCCTCGCAGCAGGCGCCGCCGCCGCAGGCGCGGCCGAACCATCGGGCCTGATATTGATTCCGTTGATGCGATCAAACACCTCCCGCGTGCGCGGCTTGATAAAATCCTGCGGCGCGTGGTTGGTTCGCATGCCGTCGTTGTATTGCTCGGTGAGCGAGTTGAGCCGACCCTGGATCAGCTTGGTCACCTCCTGCAATTTGGCCTTCGTTACGCTGGCCGGGTTGGCCGGACTGAACTTTTCTTCCCAGGCAGCGCGATCGGCAAGCGCGCTGTTGGTCCCAGCGAAGACCTTCGCGCCCTCGTCGCCGACCGCCTTGCGCGCGACCTCGTAGGCCCCGAGCTTGTCCTGAATTTCCTTTTTGCCGTAGCCATGCTCGGCCAGATAGTTTTTCACCTCGTTCCATGTGGTGAACTGGCCAAGGTTCAATTCCTGCGACAGACGAAACAACTCGTCGGCGTGTTGGCCAAAGGTGTTCATGGCGGCGATGTTCTGACCGCCGCCGCCCTGGGTGCCAACCGCGAAGAAATTTTGCACCCGCGATCGGCGCGAGAATGCCCCCTCATCCGCAGCCGGGTCATACTCGTTGACCTTGTCCATGATGTAGCGGTTGTAGGCGTTGTTGCGGGTGAGCGGCAGGAATCGCTGCCTGCCTTCGGCAATCGCGCGCACCTTGTTGGCGTCGGATGGCTTCATCCCGGTGAGAGCATCAGGGTTGACGTCAGCCGGTGGCGGAGTCTTTCCGGCCGCATCAGATGCAAACGTGCCGGTCGAGAGGTTGAATCCTTGGCCTTCCGTCGGCGTCGCGTTTGGCGGCATCGTTGTATCGCTGACCACAGTAGTGCCGGTCGCTGTAGGCGGTGGCGTCGATACACCCGGCGCGGATGCCGCAGGCGCATTAGGATCAACCGGAGGCACATTGGTCGGCGGCGTATGCTTGATGATCTCATAATCGCCGGTCTGCGGATTGCGCTTGGCCATGATCGGACGACCATAATCGTCCTGGCCAACCTGCACCGGTTTGAGCCCTTCCATCTTCTGCTTTTCTACGGCCAGCTCATTCGACGCCTTCTGGTAGGGCGTCATCTTGGTATATTGATCCTCGTGGAACTTCGCCTCCTGCGCCAGACGCTTCGCCGCCTGCGCAATGGTTTCATCCTTCTGGCTTGCGGCACGCTGCTCTTCGAGTGTCTTCACGCCCTGCAGACCGCCACGGCCGATATTGACCAGCGGGAACGGCGAGGTGCCCCCGGCAATGCCGAGGCCCGCCGCCATTAGCGCCATCCACGGCGATTTGGCAAAATCCGACGTGCCGTCCGGAGCCTCGGTAGAGGCCTGTGAGGCATTGTTCACATCATTCGACGTCGCAGAAGGGATGGCGGGGGGCGCCGCACCAGCGGGGCTTGCGCTGTCATCTGCGGCCATCACAGGCACCGTCTGTCGTGGGTTTCCTTCGCGCTCGGCTTGGACTTCCTCTGCTGACGGCATTCGGATTGGATTGAAATCTGACCCGGCCGGATATTTCTCCGCATCGAGCGGCGAAGAAGGCGGGATCGCCGTGACCGGTCCGACGCTGGTCATCGCCGGGAAGCGATCGTTGAAGTCGGGAGTCCCGCCTTCGGCGTAGCCGGGCTCAACCTTACGACTCGGCTCATATGGCATAGGTCTTGGCCTGAGTTCGGGCGGGATGAATGAGTCAAGCTCTGTTCTAGTAGCTGTATCGAAGTCCGGATATGCCGTGATTTTTTCGTCGGGGTTAACATCACCACCACGGACATACCGGATCGCGCCGCCGCGCTTGGCAAACATCATCGCGATCTTCGCGACGTCGGCTCCCATCTTGAGCGCATCACCGGCGCCGCCGCCCTGCTGCCCCGAGGCGGCGGGTGGGTTAAGATTGAGCTGCGGGATGTTCGGCCGAATCGGTGTGAGTGGTTCGTTCGGCACAATCGAGGGAGAGTCCTCGATCGGCGTGTCGGGGACACCGCCTTGCGCAAAGCCATAATCGGAATTCGGACCCGTGCCTCCGACAAGGCCAGGAAGAGGATTGGCCGCGCTACCGCCGTAGGCGTCTCCCGTGAGTGGACTGCCGCCACCATAGGACGCGCCCTTGTTGCCATTGAACGCCCCTGCCGCTCCGGCGGCACCAACCCCGGCGGTGCCGAGGCCCAAGATTTGCGAGAGCATGCTCGGCGTTGGGCCGGTCGTCGTGCCCTGGCCGGTCGTGGTACCGCCGAGGCCGGGTGCGAGCGCGCCGGTAATCCCGGCATTGAACTGCGCGGTCTGGAACGGATAGGCGAGCCGGGCGAGCGTGTTCTGATACGGCGCATTGAGCTGCGCCTGCGAGAGTTGTTGCTGCAGGCCGCCGGTGCCAAGCTGCGCCTGCGCGCCCTGCAGCGCCGCGTTCTGCGCCTGCGAGCCAAGACCGGCGGTGCCATAGCCAGCGGACTGAGCCTGCTGCACCGCGTTGTTGTAGAGACCAGAGAGCGTCTGCCCTGCGGCAAGGCCCTGCTGCTTGGCGAGTTCGGATTGGCCGACCGCGATACGGTCGGCACCGACGCCGCCTGCAGCCTGCGTGAGTTGTCCGGTCGCCTGCGATTGCTGCTGGCCGAAGACGTCTTGCAATCCGGCCATGACGTTCGCGGCATACGGATTCAGGAATGACTGCGCGCCCTGCGGCGAGAAGTAGTTGGCGGCCTGGTTGATGTAGGGCTGCGCCATGCCCTGCGCGTTATTGACGTTATGAAACGCAGAGAGCTGATCCTGCGAGAAGCCCGCGACCGGCGCGACCGGCTGCGCGAACGGAGTCTGCGCCGCCGACTGGCCCTGCTGCAGGGCATTCTGGATATAGCCCGAGCCTGCGGGATTATAGGTCTGCGCCTGTTGCGTGGTGGTGGTATTAGAACCCTTGCCCATGTCAGCTACTCACCGCCGCAATTTGAAACGGCAGCGAGCCCTTCGGGCCGAGGAAAAAGAATTCGCCGATCTTGGTGAAAGAGCGCCGGTACAGACGGCATTTTGCCTCGGTGCGCGCGTTCGACATGATGCCGGTGACGAGCGGCAGGTTGGTCACCTCGACCTGGTGGCGCATCCATTCATGCAGCGCATGCGCGTGACCCGGCGGCCTGCGGCACTCCGGGTCGGTGAAGACGATGAACTCCTCGATGTGTTTGTGGCGCGTGTACCAGTATTCGCCGAGCACCACGAAGACGAGGCCTTCCAGAGCGCCGACCGGACCGATCACGCCGATCGCACCGCGCAGGCCGTTGTCCCACTCCGGAATCATCTCCGGGTGCAGTGCGCGGTTGATGAACCAGTCGACCTTTTCGGGAGCGAGCGGGAAGAGTCCGTTCTCGCGGTGGCCCTGCAAAAAGAGCCGCCAGATTTCGGTGTGGTCTTCCGGCTTTGCGACGCGGACCACGGATGGACAGGTCATGTCAGTCCTTTCGCGGCGGCTTCAGTTTGCGCAGCGTCTTGACGTGGTTCTTGCGTGTCTCGACCACCCACTGGTCGAGCGCCTTGTGGCCATGGTCGAGATCGCCGAACCTCTCGATGATTTTGTGCGGCGGGATCACGATCTCGCCACCGGCGGCGACGATCGGCGTCGGCTTGCCGTGGCCCTCATGACCCCCTTCGGCAAACTTCGGTGCCTTCGCTGCCAGATTGAGATGCGGGATATGTGCGCCGGTGCCCTTGAGCGCAGTCGGGCCGGAGCCATAGGGTCCCATCTTGAACATCTTGTTTACGATGTTCGCCCCAGCGAGGCTGTTGCCCTGACCCAAGGCGGCGACATGATCGGCGGGCAGAACGTAGGCCCCGCCGGAGACCGAGATCGGCAGCTTATCGGTCCGGCCAGGGACCGAGGAGTGCAGAAAACCCTCGTGGAATAGCTGCCGCGAGGCGTAGCGCTCGCCGAGCGGCGGGGCGAAGCCACCCCCCGCCATGTGCGCCCCATACTTCCGGGCGTTGGAAAGTGCCGCCGCCACCGCCTGGTTTTGGGGGTGGCCAGCATGCACCATTTCCGATATATTTTGGCTTACGGCAGCGCGACTGCCGGATTTGATCAGCGGCATAATGCCGTGAGTTTATTCTCATACCTTAGACAATTCAACTGGGAGCCGTTTCAATGATTCTTCTCGTTATCATTGCCGCTGCCTTCATCCTCACCGCCATGACCCTGTTGGCTGTCGCTTACTGGGTGATATTTGATCTGCCTGATGAAAACACCATGCGCAGCAGAATCACTCGCGGGCTAGATCGCCTCCGTCGTTTCCGCGAGCTTCCGCCGGAATTGCAATTCATCCGCCTCACCATGGGACGGTTCGGCACCACCCGGACGCGGCTATGGGCAATTGAATTTTTGCGCCAGCAAAAGATTCAAGAAATGGCCGATACAGGAGCCTTTGGGCGTCCTCCTTCGATTAAGCCGCCCGGATCATGGTGATGCCGCTGATCGTGGTCGGCGGCATATTGGTGTGCAGATTGCCGCCGACAGACGAGTTAATGGTAACCGAACCACCAAAGGAGACAGCTTGACTAGTATTGAACGGTTGAGTTGTGGTGGCACCGCCGCCCGCGTTTGAACCAGCCCAAGGAGCAGTCGGAAGATAATATGTATTGCCACCGCCGTTCAAGGCAACCTGTCCAGGGATATTGGCTGGAATTTGCGAAGTTGCCAGCGTAACCTGATCCGCGCCGCCACGCGAATAGTTAGTGTTGCCATCAATGCCACAATTCGACGAATTGATTCGGCCGGTGCCTTGGTTGAGGGCTGCGCGTGACGTGCCGCGAATGTCGGGCAGCGTTGTACTGCCGAGAATCACAGCAAGCGCCGGATAGGTGGCGGCTGAGAACGCTGTACCATCGCAGTTAAGATAAGGCGGCACCGTGCACGCACTGACCCACGCCGGGACGCTCGATCCACCGTAGTCCCAATATTTGCCGATGCGATCGAGGTTCTTGAACTTGAGGTTGGTGCCGTCGTTAAAGCAGTCAATGGTCTCGCCCGGCGCGGCGCAGATCGCCTGTCCTCCAGCGGCCGTAGTCGTGAGCGTGATGATGAACGCGCTACTCCCGGTGCAGAGGTGTTGAATCTCATAACTTTTGGTGAAGCTGGTCGGGAATGTAATGGTCACGCTACCGGTCAGCGTCGAGTTAAACGTGATCTGCTTCGATCGAAACTGCGCGGCGCTCAAAACAACATTGCTATTGTTCAATCCGATGGTCGCGATGGCACCGGTGACGAGATCGATCAGCGTGCCGTTGTTGTTGACCGGCGTATCCCAGGTGCCGACATCATCATTGCGCGCCGGTTCTTCCCACTGAATGTTCGGAGTAAAGGTCGAGACCATGGATCACCTCAAGGCAGAAAGAGCGGAACTTTGTAGGTCCCGCCAGAAGAAGTTGTCACCGTGCCGAACTGCGACGGCTGCGATGAATTGAATGTGAGCGTCCCGGTCGTCGCCGAGGATGATAGCGCGCTGATATTCGGGAATGTGTTCTTGATCTGCACGGTCAGCGCATTGATCGCCTGTACGCCCTGTTGCAACGTCTGCAAGATGTCGCCGAGACCGAACGCCATCTCTATCTCCTGCCCGACTGGCCGAACCGGAAACGGATACGTCCAATCCGCCAGAACTCGCTGCTTGCATTGCTCTGGATGAATGCGGAAAGAAGCCGATTGCGGACGCGACAATTGATGAACTGCGTCGTCGATGTCACCGCGAAGGGGCCATAGGTCGTCTTCGGTCCACCGGGATAGTCGACCCCAAAGAAGGTGATGTTGATCGACGCGTTCGGCAAACCAGACCGGGTTCCAAAGATAAAGTCCGGAATGATCATGTCAACGAACGGAAAATCCTGCCCCTCGGCAATGGCGAAGTAGCCGGTCTGGAAATTCGGCAAGCCTGCGCCGGTGATCGCGGTCCCACTCTCATGCTGCAAGGTCTGTCCATTGGCATCAACACCGATCGGCATGCCGAGGATGGAGACATCGGTCCATGCCGTGCGCGACAGCGTGCCAAAATCCCATTCATATTCGCTGCCCTCGATATGGGCTTTCACATAAGAATCGTTCTCGCCGGTCGAGTTGGCCGATGGATAAAACCATGCCACCTCGTTGAACGCGGAATTCACCGCGACGCGCACTTTGCCCTGGTTCGCGGTCGACAGGTTCTGGAACACCTGATCCCATACCGTACAAGGCAGCGGCGTGACGCCGTTGGCACCAAGCGTGAAGAAATTATTGTTGCTCATCCAGTACGGATTGCCCGCCAAGATGCCGCAGGCATGCGAGCTGATCCAGCCGCAGCCCCGGCCGACCTGCGTATGGTTGAAGATAACGGCGCCACCGGCATAGGTCTGCGTGTAGACATCGACGTCGGTGGAGATGAGCCCGAATTGCGGACATTGAATCCCGCCAACAATGATCGAGCCGGTCGAAAGGCGGAACGAGCCTGCGGTGGTCTGGTTGGAGACGGTCCAGTTGGTGTAGTCGCCCGCATTGCACCAGCGGATGAGAAGCGGGTCCTGCACCCCGGTCGATTGCACACTGCCCAAGGCGACGAGAATCTGCTGCGGCATCGAGATGTAGATGGCGATGTTGAAGAACGGGGCCTGGTTGATTACCTGCGCGTTCTGAAATCCGAAGTCCGGTGACCACACATAGATCGCCCCGCCGGTCGGACATGAGATGTAAATCTCGCCCCAATTGTCAGTGGTCCAATCCGTCGTCGTGATCGGCGTGCCAGCGGCACCTGCCGATCCGGTGCCGGTACCGAATCCGCCGGAGCCGAAGCCGCCCGCACCAAATCCGGACCCAGTCGTATTAGGGCCGAGCGTGATGTAGTAGACGAACTGCGCGTTGCCGCCGTTCATGGTCGCGGTGGCAGTCGTGCTCGCCTGCGTCACCGCCGTGATGGTAAAATTGGTGGAGTCGATGACGGACGCGATCTGGTACTTGCCTTGCACCACGAGGCCTTGGCTCGATCCAACCGTGGTCGGCGCGATGAATTGCTGGAACAGCCCGGTGATCGATTGGAAGCCGTTGTTCGGCAGGGTGACCGTCACCGTCGCCGAGCCGGACGAGGTGTTGAAAATCGGCAGCTTGCCGCTGCTGTTGATCGTGGTCGACGCCGCGATCGAGGACAGGATGGTATAGATCGAGGAACCGCCGACGGTGGCGATCGGGTAGGCCCCGTTGAGCAAGAGATTGCCGATCGCGACCGGCGTATTGAAATAGACGGTATTGAACACACTCGCGCTCGAACCGCCGTCAACGATGGTGACGGTTTTCGATCCCGAGGAGATCGAAAAGTTCGGTGCCGGGTTGGTGGTATTGGTCTGCGGCGTGATGTCCTGATAGCTGCCCGCCGTGATCACGCCGAGGTTGCCCGTCGCGGCGACGCCGAGATGCTTCACCCCGGCGATATCCTGCCACGGATGCAGATCACGCACGGTGGACGCGATTGTGAGGTTGGCAAAGTTCTGCCACCCACCGACAGTCTGGATCAGTTGCTCCTTGTAGCGGATGAGCTGCGAGGCCGAGACGCCCGCCTGGTTGGCAGATAGCGTCTTCTGCACGTTCACACCCGGGATAAGTTGAATGGCCGCCTCGGTCATCAGGCCCTCGGCGGTGTTGCAGGATTCGGCAATTGTTCGGTCCAGGCCTGCGACTGAAACTTCATGCGGAAAGAGTCGGTGAGCGCCGATTTGAGCAGGCTGTCGTAAATCCCCTTCCAGCTCTGGGCCATTTGCGGGTTGTCGCTCTGTGCGCCGAAGTCACGCATGAAGCCAGCGGCGGCGATCATGCCTGCGGCAACGAGAAGCTCCGGAAGATTCTGCGACAGCCAGGTCGAACTGTTCGCGGCCGACAGCGGCGCGGGTCTGATGGTCGCGATTATCTCGGTACCGTAGGCCTGATCCGGCGTCGGCCCGAAGATCAGGGTGTTGTCATTCACGCGCGCGAAAAATTCAGGCTGACCGGTGTTCGACGACGCGGCCGACGGATAGATCGCGTTGACCACTGCCACCGACGTCGGCGTCAACGGCAAGCGCGTCGCGAACGATGAGGCGGCACCGGCCGAGGTCAGGAGGTTGACCGTCTCCAGCACGAGCAGCACGCCCTGCGTCGTCGACGTCGCAATGCTGCGCACGCCGGATGAAAGGCTCACGCTGGTGTCGGTCACACGCACGACCGGCAGATCAAGGTCGCGGTAGCACATGCCCTCGGCCTGATCGATGATCTGGCCCATCACGCCCTGGAAGTTGTTGTCGCCGTTGACGAGCACGGTCGACGAGATCACCGTGAGCGTGGCGATCTCGGAGACGAACGATGCATAGGTCAGACTCATGGTGCCTCAGATGTCGTTCGGTGCGCCGTCGGAGATCGCGATCGATAGACCTGCAACCGCGACCGTTGAGATGCCATCGCCCTGCAGCGCAAACCGGTGGTATTGGAAGCTCGCGCCCGAGGTGGTGTTCACGATCAGCGTCTCCCCGATTGTCCCGGCAGTGGTGCCGGAGGAGAGCGTGGTCCAGTTCGCACCGTCGGCGCTCCCCTGGAACAGGAAGCCGGTCGCACCGCTTCGCAGAAATGGTTGGTCGTTTGGCGCGAAGGCCGCGAAGCCCGACACCACATGCGTAACCGCAGCGACCGTCGATGGCGTCGTGACCGTGATGTTGCTCGGAAACGCGTTCCAGTTCTTGCCCACCGTGTTCTGGAAGCTCGAATTAGAGACCGACAGCGCCGCGCACATCTCGGCACGCTTATTGACCAACGGCGCGGTATTCGGGGCAAAAAGCGCCACCGTCGATGTCGAATTGAATGCAGAGGACTGCACACTGATGTTGAACGCCGCATCAACACCGGCATTGTGGACCATGTTGCCGATGTTTCCGGTCTGCGGCGGGAAGGGGAGAAAATTATCGGCGGTGTTGAAGCCGAGCGCGGAAACCGGATTGTCGGCGAGGACGTAGTTCTCCGGACGCGGGTTGGCGATCGGCACTGGGTCCGGCGGCAGCACGATGGTGCGGCCATTCTCCTGCGGGATGTCGAGACAGGTGCGGCAGACCAGGATGCGTTTGTTAAAGAGGCGCGGTCCCTGCAGCCAATCCCACTGCCATGCCAGTTCGTCATGGTTGTAGGTAAAGCCGCAGCGGTCGCAGATCGCCAGGGCTCGCGGAGCCCGCTCGCTGATCTGTGCGTTTCCATACGGACGCATCTCATCGCCTCCAGTAACCGGAGAGCGACGGCGTCACGTACATCGGTACCCACTCAGTATCTTCCGCCGCCGCGATCATCCATGCCTCATCGCGGTCGGCCTTGCGGAGCTGTTCCAGCTCGGGCCGGTAGAGGCGCGAAAGCCGATGCGCGAGGTCGGCGGTGATGGCGTCGAAGAACCTCGTCGGCAGTTCGAGATTCTGGCCGCCGGAAATGGTGGCGTCCTGAATCTGGCGCGCGCGGTAATAGAAGAAATCATAGGACAGCGCGCCATCCGGCACGAGATAGAAGGTGATGGTCGGGGAAATGAGCCGGTCAAACCAGTATTGCGACGGGAAACCCTGCTGGCTCTTGGTCGAGATCGCCGCATATTCGTCGCGGCCGATCGGGAACATGTAGCGGTCGAGCGTCGGATTGGTGCCATAACGGATAAAGGCCGAGAGGATCATGCGGGTCTCGGCCGGGATCGAATAGGTCGCGGCGCCCTGTACGAGCGGGATCGACTGCAGATCGATGGTCCACAGGTTCTGACCTGGCATAGTGTTGAAGCGGGTGAGCGCGAGATTCAACTCCATCACCGCGCGCTGCATCTGGGTCTGCTCGATCTCGGTCGGCCTGATCTGGATGCGATCGAACGCGTTGAGGATGAACTCGCCGCCGGACGGGTTGAAGTTGAAGGTGCCGCTCGTCACCACGACGGGGTTGAAGGGATTGCTCATGAATGCACCCTCAAGGTTCCGGTAGTCGGCGTCGCTTGGCCTGGCGCGGAGACCGAGAAGCTCGACAACCCGAGCGCGGCGACGCCACTGCCCCAGTTCGCGGTGAAGAACGAACCGGACGGCGACATCGCAATGGCGCAGGAAGCCGTCGTCAGCGGGCTGGACGATAACGGATAGCTAATTGTGATGGTCGCACTGCTCGGAACCGTCAGAACGTTGTTGCTGTCGAAAAACTCGACAGTGAACTCGATCGTTGATCCCAGTGAAACGTTGAACGGCATGCGCTAGGATATAGCGCATGCCGTGAGTTTTGTCTCACACTTTAAGCCAGCCGAGGCGATCCGGGCCGGGACTAGCCGTTCCACTACATTCCAGTGCGTTACGCGAGCGACTCTATATAGCACGAATTGAAACATGCGCCGAGGTGATCATTGCCACCGGCGACCCGGTCATAGGCGCCGCTGTCTGCTCGATCACGCCCGAGGTACCTGCGGACGCGGCCTTCTCGACGACGCCGATCTCGGCCCCGGTGAAATTCTGCTCGATCAGCCCTATCTCGCCGGAGATCACGCGGTTGAAGATGCGGGTGCTGCCGAGGAACACATCCTTGATTTCGAGCGCGGAGAGCACGCCGGAGATGTTTGCGTTCGGCCGCAGTTGTGGTGGCCCAGTGTAGGCCTGCTGCAGCGATGGCAGAAGCCCGAGCTTGATCCGCACCGGCTCAGAAAGTGGCGCGAACCACTCCATCAACTTCGTGGTCGGGATAACGGTGGTGTCGGTAGTAAAGAACGACTGCAGCGCGGCATTAAGGCCAGGCTTCTGACGCACCGGCTCGGATAGCGGGCTGTACCAACCGGTAGCCACAAATGGCGATGGCGATGGCTGGAAGAAATAGTTTGGATAAAGCGCCGCTGGATTCCGTGGTGGCACACGTACCGGGTCGGACAACGGGGTGAACCAACCCGTGGCGACGAACGGTGATGGTGATGGCTGGAAGAAGAAATTGTCGTAGATCGCGGCCGGGTTTCTCGGCTTCTGGCGCACGGGCTCGGACAATGGCGCAAACCATTTGTCGACGGTAATTAGTTCGCCAAGCTGCTGCGGGCAGTAGAACAGGCCGCTCGCCATCAGCGCGATGGCCAGGCGGCCGTTTATCTTCTGCCGGACGGGCTCCGACCAAGGTTGATGCCAGCGGCTCTCGGTCACCGTCTCAGGTGTTGCGAGCACCGGCTGTGTCTTGACCTGATATTGGAAGAGCGGGTTGAAGGGCATCAGTAACCCACGACTCGAATTTTACTTACAAACGTCTGAGGGAAGTCGGTGCCAAAGAAAAATATCGGCGTATACGAGACGACAATTAGTCCCTGGCCGCCGCTTCCGGCGCGAACAGTTGAATTATTCTGCGCGACAGCGCCACCGCCACCACCGTAGAGACCGCCGCTGCCAGCCGTGCCAGAAAGAGCGCCGCCACCGCCGCCCCCAGCTCCGGTGCTGTGAACCGTATCAATTTCTGTGCCGTTACTGCCGTTGGTTGCGGTGCCACCGCCACCGCCACCGGTATTATTGTCACCGTTGCCGCCAGAGCTATTTGTATTAGTTGGGGAGGTAGCTGTTCCACCGACTCCGTTCGGCCCGGCAGCACCCCCACCGCCACCAGCCGCAGCAGAGACAGAAGCAGTTGCGCCACCGCCATTGCCACCGTTGTTGGTCGACGAGCCAATATTGACATTGCCGCCCGTGCCACCCCCTTGGGTGCCGGTCCCGGCAGCACCGCCAGTGCCTGCACTGCCGAGCGCGCCCTGTGTTGAGTTAGCTGGCGCAGTTGCGCCGCCGTCAATCCGCATCCAAGTGTTAGAACTTGAACCACCATTGTTTGAGGTACCGGCAGTGGAGAGCGGACCATTCGCACCGACATTGAGAAGGAAAGTTGCGGTGCCATTGGGCGTTAAACCGGCATTGACAACTTGGCCCCAACCGCCAGCTCCGCCACCGCCAGCAGAAACGGTGGCGCTGGCGAGGCCAGAGGCCCCGGCTGCGCCGCCAGTTCCGATGCACTGGATCGCATTGTTACCTGGATTGAAATCGGCCGGGACATTGAACGTCTGGTTCGCGGCGTTCGTCGAAGTGATCGAATTGAACGTGACAAAGTCGTAGGTGACATCAACCCACTCTGCTGGCTCCCAGCGAGGATTCGGAAGCCGCCAAAGCTCCTTCTCGTACCGAAGCGACCCGGTGATGGCGGCATAGAGAAACGCCTGTGCATCGTCGCGATCACTAAACCAGAATGTGCGATATACGCCACCATCGTGCAGGCGTTCGCGGATGCGATAGCTACGGCTGATGCCATGCTCCGTCGAAAGCAGGAGACGGTCAGTGCGGGAGAGCGGCTGGAGGACCCTATGTCGGCCGTTATCGGTAAACATAGGAGCGCAGCATCCTATCTTTTTCTTCCTGCGCCTCAACCTTCTTCATGAATGGGATGCAGGGATGATCGGCACAGGCCGGACAGATGCGCGACATGCAATTGCGGCAGAAAAAATAGTCATCCTTCGATCGCACCGGCGCATGAACCTGCGCGTTACAATGAACGCAGGCATAGGTGTCGGCCTCATGTTTGTCCGATGTGATCCTGAACATCTTGCCGAATTCGAACGCCGCAACCGTGCCGCTGCCACCTTCGATCACCGCGTATCCGCCAGGGCGTAGCATCAAATCACCGACAGTTCGAGACTGGCCATCTTCTCCGGCGGGATCGCAACGGGGAATCGTTCGATCAACTCCCAGCCCCACTTCATGAACGAATCTTCGTCGCGCGGATTTTCCGGCACCTTGTCCCAGGCATAGATCGCCATCGTCGCGTCGTTGAAACGCACACGCGATTTCCAGCCTGGCCTGCCTGCGAACGCGCGCGCATTCTCCGGCGATTCCGATGACGGAAACATCTCTTGCGGTCCAGAAAAGGAGTTCGGGTCGATGTAGTGCTCCGCCGCGAATAGCGTCGTCCACGTCTTCGTCTCGACGTTATATCGGTCGACAAAGAACGTCATTCACTGCTCCTGCACCAATGTGGTGGCAGTCGCGGTGCCGGTGTAACCGCCGGAGCGCACACGAACGGAGAGGGCGTTGGTGCCGGTGGTCGAGGAGTTCGCGGGATAGAGGATTTCCGAGCCAGGCGCGGCAACCCAGCGATAGGAGGCGCGCTGGTTGAGGCCGATGTACCACTTCTCGGTCAGGGCCGCGATGCCGACCTCGGCGGTCGAGTTGATGAGCAACGCTGCGACGAATGCGTTGTCAGCCGGGTCAAGACCGAAGGTCGAGGACAGGCTCGAAATCTGCGTGCCGGTGATGCCCGACGGCGTCGTGCCGAGCGTGATGGTGGTGCAGTCAAACTCCATGAAGTTGTCGGCCGGGGTGCCGTTGGTGCCGATCAGGATGTCGTACAGCTTGCCGCGCCGGAACGCGCCGCCGCCGACGGTCGCCGTGGTCACCGAGGAGTTGCCGGTGACGATCAGCGACTTATAGGTCGCTGCCACCGCTTGCTGGACGTTGCCACCGCCGATGGCGGTGGAATTGGTGATCGCAAGGTTAGCCATTTTGGCTCTCCGTTGTGCCGCTCTCGCTTAGGAGCGGCGCTTGCTGGAAGACACTGTAGGTCTGGAATGTTTGAAGCGGCGCGCTAACCGTGTTTGCTTTCAACTGTTCGATCTCGGCCTTGAGCAGCGCGTTCTCCGCCGTCATCAGACCGACCTCATTGGCGACGCCAGCCCAGATGCTCTCGAAATAGTCGAGGTCTTCCTTGGCGCCCTGCAGGTAGGTGATCGAATGGTTGAGCTGGTCGCGCTGCTGGATCATCGGGCCGATGCGGCCGTCGACTTCCTTGGTGCGCGCTCGGATTTTGCGACCGAGCGGGGTGGAGTCGACATAGGCGTAGAGCGCCGGGCTCTGCATGATGTCGGATTCGTGTGGTGCGGAGACCTTGATGCCGCGCTCCCTGGCGCGCTGGCGGAAGTAGTAAAATCCCGGCCGCTGCAGGATGTACTCGTCCCGGCTCGCCATATCGATGCCGTAGAGCGCGATCTCGACCGCGCCCAACTTCATGGCGAGCGCCATCTGCCAGGCGAAGCTCGACGTGAAGAAGTCGGAGCCGAATTCTCGGACCAGCTCGACCATCGGGAATACGACGGCGTTCGAAATGAGCGACTGGTCCTGCATGTAGACCGGGAACGCCTGCGCCTTCAGCCATTCGATATACGGCTTGCCGTACTGCTCATGCTCCGGCCAAAGTAGGTTGGAATGCAGCTCGAACCACGCATCGACGCGCGGCAGGATGTTCATATTGCCGGGCGAGCAGCCCCAGATCGTCCAGCTCTTGTCGTTGTACGGCGCGAGCATGCGCGAGGATGGCGCGGTGCCCACCATGGCTACCTTGAGAGGCCCCGCAAGGGCCGCCGGTGCGTCAACAGGGGCTCCGGGTGAAGACGGCACCTGCGGTATCTCACCTTCACGGGTGGGCTCGTGCGCGGCAATGATGTGAGGCCCGGCCGCGCCGTTGGTTTTGAGTTGATCAGCAAAATTGGGCGTGAGGATCGTCATTCAGTTCCCCGTAATGCTGGCGGCCGTGATCGCCACGGTCTGACCGGCCGAAATGATGTTGGTGGGAGCGAAGATGATGTCGGCGGTCGAGCCCGGCGTTGACGCCGAGAGGCCGGAGATCACGATGGTGCCGGTACTATCCTCAATCCGGCCGCCTGCGATGGTGCCGCCTGCTGCGGCGGCCGGATCGATCAGGGCCAGACCATTGAAGGTGGCTATGCCGTTGAGAACGGTCGCGCTCGGTCGTGCGAGTTGCAGCGAGGAAAGCACATTGCCGAGCGGATCGAGCAACCGCAGAAAACCGCTGCTCGGGCCAGCGTCAATCGCGTTGATCGCCTGCTGAAGCCGGTTGGTGCGGACGGTGACGTTGTAGTTGACCGACATGCGCCCTCATTTGACGTGAGCACATCCTCATATCATCAACTAGATGGCGTTGTCACCTGTGCCGCTGCCACCGCCGCATCGAGCTTGGCCTGCGATGCCGAAAGTTGCGAGGTCAGCGCGGCAAGCTGGGTCGCATCGCTCGACCCGCGATCGAGGATGGCGACGGCAGCGTCGACAGAGGCCGCGATCTTGGTGACTTCGGTGGTTAGGTCGGCAAGCGCGCTCATAATCATCTCCTGGTTGGCAAGAACAAATTCAAGGTCGCGGCGCCGTCGGTTGAACGGCCAGATCATCCGATCCCCGCCTGTAGGATGGTCGCCGTCACCTTGCCGCCAGCCGAGGAAAGCGCGTTCATGGTCAGCCGGATCGCAGCAACCGGCGTCGACAAGGTTGCGTAGGTCGCGGTCGAGGAACCGTTGGTGGTCGAATAAACGGTGACGCCGGAAGAGCCGAGCGTCGGATTCGGGAATGCGCCCGACGGATCATCCACGGTGTAGTCGATCTGCCATGTCGAGGTGCTGTTGCCGACCACGCTGACGCCGATGTTCATCGGCCCGGTGCAATGCCAATTGGTCTGCTTCCATGGCGAAGAGCCAGACGATGTAAGAACGAGATAGACCGGCTGCATTAGTGGTGCATCCCCTTCAATGTCTTGGCGAGGCCGACCATCCGTCGCACGCGCCCGCTGTCGGAATGCGAGGCCTGCGCCATTTTCTTCGCGGGGATTTTCTCGCCTTCAGGAACATGAAGCGCCCGGTGCAGGGCACCGGGATGCTTGATCGCGCCCTTGATCCAATGATGCGTACCGCCGCCGGAGGCAAAGTGATCGTCGTCTACTCCGCCTCGGTGCTCGCGCGATACGCCGAACTGAAAGGGTGTTTGTCGCTGCCGACACCGCCTCCACGCGCCTTGTGGACCCGGTGCTTGCCCTTGTGGCCATGCACCTTGCCATGCTCGTGGACCGCGCCGCCGTGCTTCTTCTCGTGCACCTCTTTCATCTCGTTGGAGCCCTGCGCGTCATACTCGACGCGACCGCCCTTCGCCTTCTTGTGATGCTTGTGCCGATGAGCCATGTGTTGCGTCTCCTATCAGACGGACGAAAATTGCAGTTGGCCGACGATACCAGCCGGATAGCTGGAACCAAGCGAGACGCCCTGCAGGTTCTGCGCGCTCGGCGAAATGAACATCACGATCTTAAAGTTCGACGAGTTCGATACCGAGCCGACCGTGCTGCTGCCGAGGGTGCCGCGAACGTCACCCGTAGTCGACGTGGGAGTAGCAGTGACCGCCAATGTGTGGATGCTCGCGGACGATGCGGTGATAAGCGTCGCGCTCGATGTCGCGCCAGCCCAAGCGGTGACATAGCCAGGATGGTCGACGCGCAGCGGGAAGCCGAACACGTCATTGGTGCCGACCGTGACCAAGGTCGAACCGATCGAGCCGTTCACGGTCGACGGCACGATCGAGGCAATATATTTGTAGGCCTTCTTGGTCGACGCACCGACGTTCGAAGACTGGCCTGTCGATGCGCCGAGCACCAGTTCGGTCATCTTCTGGCCGTAGATGTCCCGGCCAGCAATCGACCAGGCCTCGGCCGAGGAGCCGTTCGATGATCCGAAGAAGGTGAGCGTGCGGCTGATCGCCGTCGTTGGGTTCCACAGGTTGATGCCGCCAGAGATGCCGAAGGCGAGGCCGGTCATCGCGCCGTCGATCGGGCGCACCGTCGCGGTGCCGCCTTCGTAGGCGTTGATGGTGACGGCCGCACCAAACCCCTGCGAGGTGTTGGCGTTAAGGGTGAGCGCAGTGCCACCGACCGGGACCTGCGTTGCCGCGATCACGTTCGTCGACGTCGCGGACGGCGCCTGATCAACGACCGGGCCGCCGAACAAACCTGCCCAGGCAAAGAACGGCTTTGACGACGCCTGACCGGGCGCGAACATAAATGGCGGGCGCGGGTCGAGCAGGCCCTCGCCGAGATCGGCGACCGAGGGGCCGCGATCAGGATTGTGCTCCAGATCGATGCCGCACGAGGTGAGCGTAATGCCGAACGTGACCTGCGGGCCGGATAGCGTTGAGACAGCCATGCGTTACCTCACGAGGTCGGGTACGTGCCGTAGATATGCCGCCAGTCGTAGTAAGACGGCACGTAGCGCTGGTAGCCCTTGACCAACAGGTTGTCGGTCGAGAACTCGACGCTCATGTCGGTCTCGAACGGCTTCCGGTTGAAGAAGACGAGGCCCGGAATGTTGGTCAGCACGAACCATGCGAACGCGGAGGTCAGATAGTCGTAGACCATGTAGCCGTCCTTGAAGGACTGCTCCATTTCGCGGATCGCGTTGATGTCGTTGTTGCCGGTGCCGACGCGCAGTTCCGAACGGAATAGCCGCGAGGCGATCGGTTCAAGGTTCGCAGGCACGATGAGCTTCTGGCCGCGCGCATGCACCTTCAAACCGGCGTTGTTCTTCCAAGTGCTGCGGATGGTGATCGCGGCGTTGAGCAGCGAGGTCTCGTTGAGGCTCGCATCAGGCGACGGCTGGTTGGCAATGGTGGTGCCGTCGATCGGATGCGCGACGTTGATCAGGGAGACTTGATCGCCAACCACCTGCGGGTTGAAGGTGGTGCCGCTGTTGAGGATGTTGGCGGCGTAGACCTCTTCGGTCTCCTTGAACGACTCCATCAGACCGTCGTTGTTCGGACCGAACTCGGCCTTATACAAATTGTCATCGATGGTCGGTCTTGTGATCGCGTACATTAATGCGATCTCAAAATGTTGCGCGTTATAAACGAACCGCTGGCCCATGTTGTTGTCGGTCGCGCTCGGCGCGCCTTCGTTCTTCAACTGCGCGTAACCGAGGAAGCGCATCGCGGCGCGACGCTCCAGCGACATGTTGGAGTCGACCTGCTTGAAAATCTGCGGCCACTGCCGCTCGATCATCGGATAGCGGCCATCGATGCCCCAGAGGCCCGGAAGCAGCAGGTCCTTGATCTGTGAGAGTGCGACGGGCATGTGCGTCCCTCCTTACGAGCTGCGAGCCGTCAGAGAGAGACGGTCGCAATTGTTGAAGCGGACGACGACGATGTTCGCCGGGTTGCCGTTGTCCAAGCCATTCACCGTGTTGGTTAGGCTCGAACCGAAGTTCGGCCCCAGCAAACCGCCAGGCGGCGCATAGGCCGAATAAAAATCGACCAGCCGGAACGGCATTGAGGAATTCGCCAACACCGCTGTCGATTCCACGGTGACGTTGGAATAGCCGCTGACCGTATTGCCGGTGGTGGTGTTGAAGGTGATGCCGATGTTGAGGCCGATCATCGAGGAAGCGATGGTGCCCTTGGTCGAGGCCTGGACGATGAACAGCTCGTCCGGGTCGTCGACGATGTAGGCCTTCACGTCGCCGGTCGAGCCGGTGACGGTGCCGTTGTAGAAATTGCTCCAGACCACGCGACCTGCGGCCGGTTGAAACTGATAACAGCCCTGGAAAATGCCTCGGACCAGAAAACCCGCGCTCGACGTGTTCACGGTGTTGATGCCGGTGATATAGGCGCCGGACAGGTTGGTGCCGGGCGAGGTCGATGTAACGACAGGATCGCCTCGGAAGATCAGACCAGCGTCGGTCGACGCGATCCACACCGGCGTCATGCCTGCGGTCGGTGAACCACCATCGCTGTGACCGAAGGTCGCAAAACCTTGCGTCGGGGAGTTGAGGGTATTGACCATGGGCGGCTCCAAAAATGGCGACCAGCCGCGACAATCGCGTTCCTGGTCATCACCTGTGAGCCTCCACGGCGTGCGGAGGGTATTTTTTGGACCTGCGTGGTCCAATGATGTGAGGTTTATCTCACTATATAACAGATTGCAAGGGCTCTAGCAGCCGAACGATCCTAACCCACTTGACCATCCACCCCGATCGTCGGAGTTACCTTTCAAATATTCGATAGCGGATGTTAGCGTTTTGATGCTCTCGCGGGCATAACCGAGCATTGGGTTGCACCGCTTACACAAAATCCCTCGGATTTTGCCGGTATCATGACAATGATCAACATGCCAGCCATGGATGCCGACCATGGGCACCCGGCAAATCCGACATCGGCCGTTCTGTTGGGCCAGCAAGGTCTCGAACTGCTCTACCGAAATGCCATAGCGCCGCTTTAGGTGGCACTTCCTCTGAGTTAGCTTATTCGCATTACGATTGCGTCGCAAACGATCTGCAATCTTGTCTCGATTATTGGCATAATATATGCGAGAATTTAATCGGCAACATTCGCGACAATACCCATTTTGGTCTCGCCCCGAGACATGCCCTCGCTTACATGGGTTCACGCCTAGACTCCGATTTATGGTGTGAGACTTGATTTCAATTCTTGACGGATTGCAAGCGGCCAAAAAAGAGGCCGCCCAGAGGCGGCCAGTTTGGGAGGTTTGTTATAAAAGGGAGGATGCAGCAACCACGATTACGGCAGGCACCTCACGTGACGGGGTCTCCGATCAGACAGCGGGCCGTCGCCCTTTCGGCACTCGGTCTCCCACAGGGCCGCGCGCGGCTTGCCGTGGTTTGCGACTTAGTGAGCGTTACCGTTAACTGTCACCTGTTTCCCGGCTGCATCCGGCCGAAACTTTACTCCGGAATCTCGATCCGCTCCATGGTCTTGTTGATCGTGTTGCCGCGCGTCGCGGTGGGATGGTTTCCGCCGGAGACGTTGATACCGGTGGTCTTCATCTGGGATTCGATGATCTGGACCCGGCCATTGGCCTCGCGCTTCTCCACCATCTTGGCCTTGGCCTGAATCTCGATCGGCCTGACCATCAGGATGCAGTCGTCGACCACGATAGGCTCGTCGAGCCCCTTCGGCATGAAGTCACCGTCGAGTAGGCCGCCGAAGTCGGATTGATGAAGCGGTGTCCAGCCGCCCTTGGTCATCTTCGACATTTCCTGCGGCATATCCTGGCCGCGCACCGACTTGGTGCACCATTGCAGCGCATAGCCGTCGCGGTGGATCGCGGCGAGCTTGTCCGGTGCGACCTTAAGTCGATCGACATCGTCGAAGCCGACGCCGATATAGTCCTCGCTCTCCCAGTTCGGCCGCGCCTTGATCTTGGGTCGCTCGGCGCGATCAGCCGCCGCCTTCACGGCCTCCGGCGCAATCTTCACCTTCTGGGTGCGCGGCTTGCCCTTGGGCCAGCCCTTGCGCTTCGGCTCTGCCGTCTCGGTCATGATCTCTTCGCTCATCCGGTCTGCTCCGTGGTCTGGCGATAGCTGCCATTGGCGCGCATCGCATGCAGCTTTCGCTTGTTTTGCGCGTAGATGTATTCCTTCTGCTCGTTGGTCAGGTTCGGCATGTCGGGCCGGTCCATGATCGAGGTGCGGGCGATCTTCCGCTCCTCCTCGGTCAGGGTCATGGTCTGGGACTGCCGGACGCCCGTCGCAGACGGGACGTCGCGGGAAACGGGCGCGCTCACGGGCATGCTCCTTCGCTGGGGTTGCGGGGCGGCTTGCGGTGCAGGGGCCGCCGTCTTGAAACCGAACTCCTGGTCGAGCGCGTCGAAATAGGCCGTCGAGAAAGCCTGCACGCCCTTGTTGTCGGTGAGATACATGTGGGTCGCGTTGATCTTCTTGTTCAATGCGGTGTCGTTGACGAATTCGGGATGGTTGCGCAGCCAGGTTTTGGCGTTCTCCGGCAGGTCCCTGATCTGGTGTTCGAAACCGGTCGGCGCCGGTGCTGCCGTCTTCTGCACCGGCGGCGCGGTCTTGGCCGCCTCGCGCTTGCTCTCGAACGCCTGCTTACCGTCTTCAAGTCGATCGAGGCGCGCGGCGGCGCCCGCCATCAGACGCTGCGCGGCGGCAGCCGCCGTCCAGTCACCGGCCTGCGCATGTGCGGCATAATCGGCTTCGGCCTTGGCAATGGTCGATTGCTCCGCCGCGATTGCGGTCAGCACTGAATTGTACTGTGCGTCCTGTCGATCGCCGCGCTCGCGCTCCAGCTCCTCGGCGCGCTCATTGGCGAGCCGCAATGCATCGTCGCGTTCGCGCTGTAGCCGTTCGGTATTCTGGCGCTGCAGTTCCTCGGCGCGCTGCTGGTCGACCAGTGCCTTCTGGAGCGGGCTGTCGTCCTGTGCCTTCGGCTTCGGTGCGGGTTTTGGTTCCGGCGCGGGCGGGGCGGCGAGGTCGATCGTCGTCTCGCCTGTACCCTCATCAGGGAGATGGATTTCAATATCGCCAACCGGCGGCTCGTGATCCTCGACGATCGGCTTCGGCTCTTCTTTGGTGGGTGGCGGTTTCAAGCGCGGCATTAGAACACCATTGACGGGTTAGGAATCTGCATGCGGATTTTGTCGTAGGCGATGACGCGGCACGCGGTGCCATTGATCTGCATCGGCCAGGCGTCCTTGATCTGGTAGACCACCCATGAATGCAGTTTGGCCATCTCGCCGGTCTCGGTATCCTCCGTCTCGGTTTCCCAATTCGCATAGGCGATCGGGCCTGCCTTCAACACGAGGCCAACCTTGCCCTGGTACTCGTCTTCCTTGAGCACTTCGGTCGGGCGGATGATGCCGCCTGCGGTCTTCTCGTTGCGGATATAGGTCCCGAGCAGCACGAGATCGGCCGCGACCTTGACGCCGCTTAGATCGCCGACGGCCGTGATGATCGCGGCGCGCGGATCGTTCGACTGGCTGATCTGCGTGATCTTACTCGCACTCAATACGCTCATTCAGGTTCGTCTCCACTCAATTTGAAATCGGCCTCTTCGGAAAGTTTCAACGCCTCATCAAGGCCACGGATTCTGCCGATGAGTCCGGCGACGTCGGTCGACCCGGCGATCATCGCCTCAACATGCGCCTGCCGACGCTCGGCAACGAGCTGCTCAAATAGGCGCGTGTGCTGGCTCTTCATTTTCCTTTGCGCTTCATGTGCTCGGCCGCCTCAAGACGGCCGACACCGGTTGTTGCACCGGCGCGATCGATCACCTTCGGCTTCACGAAGCCGCCCTTGGCGTAGCTGTTCTTCGCCGCGCGCTTGCTCCACTTGCCGATATTGGCCTTGGTCGACTCGCCGTCGATATGCACGCCGCCGCCGCGCGCTCGCATAGGCATGCCCGGAGGCATGCCGGGAGGACCACCCATCGGCGGACCACCAGGCGGCGGCATCATCGGAGGTTTTGCCATCGGAGGTGCCATTGGCGGGCCACCTGGCGCTGCCGGGATCGGGCCGCCTGCCGGAGCACCGCCACCAGGATGCGGAGGCACCACGATCGCGATGTTCGTATGGTGACCCTTTTCCTTGCCCTTGACCTTGCCGCCACGCGCGTAGCGCTTCATCTGCTTCGAACCGGCGACAAAGCCGTCATGATGCTCGGCCGCCGTCTTGCTCGTCACCTTGGAAAACGCGTGGCTCTTGCTGTGCTCCTTCGCACCTGCAGGTTCGTCCTTCAGGATGTGATGGACACGCCGATGCGAAACCTGGTGCTCGCGGTGCATGTGGTGTGAGTGGGCCATCAGTCGTTCTCCCCTCTGACATTGCCGTGGTTGGAGACCTGGCGCGCGGGCGCGCCGATCCAGCTTTCCTCTTCGGGCGAGGCGGCATCGCCTTGCGCCGATGCGCTGACCTTGACGCCAGCGATGCGTGAGGCCCGATCCATCGGATGTTCCCCGCGCGCGCCGGTCATGGCGTCGAGCTTATCGCCGTGCGACCGGCGGACGTCGTCTCTGTGTTCATGCGGCATCATTTGCCTCCTGCCGGTTTCGGCTTGTTCATTGCCTTGACCTTCGCGTCGGCGAGTTTCTTGCTCGTCTCAAGTTCGACCTTGTGCTTCTCGCCCTGACGCTCGTGCGTCTCTTTGTCGATCTTCATCTGCTGCTCGTGCTTCTCGCCCTCGCGATTAGCGCGCTCCTGCTCCGCAGGTCCGATCGCTTCGGCCTTGGCCTCGGCCATCTTCTTCTGGTTTTCGAGCGTGGCCTGGTGCTTCTCGCGTTCGAGCTGAATCTGTTGCGCCTGACGCTCGCGCTCGGCCGTAAGGGTCTGCTCGTGCTTCTGGCGCTGCGCCGCGATCTCCTGCTGGTGCTTCTGCGCGTTGGCCGTGATTTCAAGCTGATGCTTCTGCGCATCCTGATGTAGCTGCGCCTGGCCCTGCACATGATCGGAGATGATGTCGTGCTGCGCGGTCATCTGCTTCACCGCCATGTCTGACTGCGCCGAGACATTGTCGCGATGAATGTCGTGGGCATGGATGATCATCTCGGCCTGCACCCGCATCTGTTCGAGCTGCATCTCGAACTGCTGCATGCGCTCCTTGAAGGCGCGCTCGGCCTGTTTGTCGGCGAAGTTGGCCTGCTGGCTCTGCGCCTGGATGTAGACCTTGGCCTGGTCGATCTGCGCCTTCATCTGCTCGGCCTGCGCCTTGGCCTGGATCGCAACCATGCGCGGATCAGGCGGCGGCTGCGCGGTCTGGCTCTTCATCAGGCCTTCGCTGTCGATGTCGGCAATCCGCAGGATGCGTTTCAACGAATTGCGCGCGTCCATGTCCTGCGGATATTTCGTGACCAGCATGTCGATGATGGTCGCCTTCGCAATGCGATGCAGGCTCGTCGGATTGTTCGGATCGGCGACCGGCACCAGCTCGCGCTCGTCGAGCGCCTGCTTGAACTGCTCCACCGTCCATTGCCGCGACGGTTTCTTGTTGTGGCGCCAGAACGCCTCCGGGTCCTCGCGGAATCGCTCCTTCAGGAGGCCAAACTCCTCGGCCTGCGCCGCATGGAGGCGCTTGTGCACGCTGTCCATGATCTTGGTGGCCTGCTCGATCAGCGCCATGGTGGTGCCGACCGGTACGTCCTGCTTGCCCTCACCGATGTTGAGTTCGGCGGTCTGGCCAAGCCGCTGACCCACTTCCTCGATATGGGTGGCGAGATTGGTAAAGGCGGCGCCGGTTTCCTTGTAGGGAAGCGGCATGAACGCATCCTGGATTTTCATGCCGGGCGGTACGTCAACCGGCATGCCGCCGCCGACCGGGACGCGAAACTGGTTGGTCTTCTGACGACCGGCGCCCTGCGCGAATAGCCAGCCGGGAAAATTCGAAAACATGCCGTTGTCGATCATGATGCGCCAGATCGCGGTCAGCGCCATCGTGACATTGCCGAGAATGTGGATCAGGCCGAGACCATAGAAGCCGAGCCCCCGGATGAACGGGAACTGGACAAAGAACTGCTTTGCGAGCGCCTGCTCATCGTCCTCTTCCCAGTTGCGGGTGACGGCGAGCACCTGACGGCTGTTCTTTTCGAGCGTGACGACGAACGGAAGCGGGAGCCCTTCGCCCTTGAACTGCTTCGGCGCGAACTCATCAAGATCAAGCTCGCAATAGCACTCATAGATTTCGTACTCGGAATCCTTCGGCTGCTGCGGCAGTGGCTTATACCCGCCGATCTCGGCCTTGGCCTTCTCGACCGGCGTCACCTGCAGGTCCGATGAAGGCTCGCGCAGCTCGACATCGCGGTAGGCACCGGCGAGCTGCATCCGCTTCAGCATTGAGGGCCGCATCTTGATGCGGTGGGTAAACCGCGCGCAGTTGCGGATGTCGGTCGCCGCGTTCGAGACGATGATGTCCTCGGCGTCGACCGATTCCGACACCGGGCGCCGCTTCAAAATGTGGTTATAGACCTTCTTGAACCCGTCACCGCCAAAACCGATGTAGAACAGCATGCGGTCGGTGTCCGGCACATATTCGGTCGCGGTCACCGTGAGGTAGTGATTGAAATCCTTTTCCAGCGCGGCGCCGAGGTCGTCCATCGCCTGTCCCTCGGGTGCGGGGGATGCGCCGATACCGGGGGGAGGTGCTGCTGCAGGACCCGGTATCGGCGACTGCGCAGGCTGGCCGGGAGTCGTAGGGCCTGCGGTTGGTTGCGGCGTATCGGGCCGCATGGGTTGATCATTGCGAACTTTCACCGGGCCGGATGCGGGCAGAAACTCACCGCGCGCGGTGGCCTGAAACCGGATCGTCGCCTCCAGAAGGAGCGGGTGGCGCACCGTCGACATGCCTTCCAGCGGCGCCGATGCCGTACCGGTGTCGCCGCGCGGTTCCTCGATCTTGAGGCCCAAGAGCCGGATGCCGGTCTGGCGAGAGTCCATCCAGTCCTTGCGCGAGGCGATGTCGAGGTCGATGCCGGTCAGAAGATCGGAGGCGATCCGCGAGAGTTCATCCTGCGGGATCGCGTCGGCGAGGTTGCGGTAGAAGTCGTTAGGGTCGCCAACGTCGTCGCGACCGGGATTTTCGTCATAGGTGGCGCTGCCGTCGCTATGCTCGTGCATAACGACGCCATCTTGAACGGCGATGGCGTGGTTGCCCTCGTCAAGGTCGATGTCCCGAGAGGAGAGATGCTCCTCCGGCTGCTCCGGGTCGACAAGGCGAAGGGTCGTGGCCATCGGCCTTCCATTGACGTGAACTTTCGCTCATACCATGTCGTCAAACTGGATACAATGCGCCGGACCTCGGCCGGTAGCGGGTCTCCTGGGCCTCGCTATAGGCCACCTCCTGCTTCTTCATCGCCCAGCCGGAGCGCCTGAGGTAGAGCAGCGCCATGCTGCAGGTGTCGGCGAGGTCATCGTGCAGCGAGCGGGGAACGAGCGCGCACTGCTTGATCATCTCATCCGCCCATTCCTTGTCCGGCGCGTGGATCAGGCCCTCGGCGAACAGGTGCACCACCGTCTGCAGCCGCACCACCTTGTCATGCGATTTGATGAAGCCGGTCCTCGGGTCAACAATCTCGATGCCGAAGTCGAACGAGCCGAACAGTCGCGCCAGCTCGGTCGAGATCGGGATACCCGCCGTCTGGTTCTCGATGATCAGCCGGTCGACCTTGAACTTCTTGCAGTCGCTCCCAACCCGCGACACCAGCTCATGGAAGCGCAGCCGCTCGGCCCAGCAATACATCAGAAAAATCTTCGGGTTGCCCGCCTTGTCGCGAAAGATGCCCCAGATCGAGAGCGCCGACGGGTCGTTCTCCTGCTTCTCGGTGTAGGCGGTGTCGACGGCGGCAAGGATGTATTCGAAGCCGGGGTAGACCTCCTTCTTCACCACCTTGCCGGTGACCTCGTCCTTGACTTCAAGGAACGGGGTGCCGTGCTCGTTGGCGATTTTCTCGTCCCAGCCCTGCCACCATTCCCGGCGGATGATGCCACCGCCGCGCGGCGCTGGCTCCTGCTGGTATTGTCCGGCATAGGCGTAGGGGCCGAGTTCGCGTTCGAGGTTGTCGACGTCGCTCGGGGGAAACCGCTGCGGCCAGAGCAGCTCGCCCTCCTCGCTTCTCCGGTCGACCCAGAAAATGTCGTCGTCGTCGACATCATCTACATCGTCGCCGATGAAGGTCTTCACCCTGTCGCCGACCCAAGCGTTGACATGCTGGCACGGGACATAGGACATCGGCACGCAGAAATGCACGTAGCCGCCCTTGCGCAGGATGTCGCCGGAAAGGTCGCCCTCGTGCACGCGCTGCATCACCACGATCATGGCGCCGGTGTTGCGGTTGTTGAGGCGGCTCGGCATGGTTTCCGACCACCACTTCACGGTGTCCTCGCGGACGTCGTCGGACTCCGCCTCCTTGACCAGGTGCGGGTCGTCCGCGACTAGCACGTCGGCGCCAAAGCCGGTCGCCTTGGCGTCGACCGACGAACACATCCGGTAGCCGCCTTTGTTGTTTTCGAAATGGCCCTGCGTCTCGCGGATCAGCCGGAACCGGTGGCCCCAACGCTGCTGGTACCAGCGTGACTCGATCAGCCGCTTGCACTTGATCGAGTGTTCGAGCGAGAGCTTTTCGGCATAAGAGGCATAGAAGAACGACACCTGCGGCCCCATCAGCGGGCCTTTATGGCGCTGCGCCCAGACCCAGGCGCAGAAGCAGATCGAGACGATGAAGGTCTTGCCGGTGCGCGGCGGCTCGTTGAGCAGCAGACGCGGGATGTAGCCGTGCGCTACCGCCTCCATGTGGTGGCAGATGTCTTCCAGATGCCAGTTCGGGACGAATTCGGCAGGATCGATGATCGGCCAGGCCGCCTTGCAAAACTCGTAAAAACTCTCTTCGAGCTTTTCCGCGTCCTTGATTTCCTTGATGCGGCGGGCCGCCTGCAGCGCCCGCACAAGTGTTTGTTGCGACATGTCGCGACCATAGCCATTTTGGTGATAACGTGAAAGGTCCCTCACATCATGATGACAACGCGCGCACGCCGTGGTAACCGCTGCGCATGCAAGAGGATCGTCATAGGGTGCCTTGGGCGGCGCGGATCAACATCCGGCCGCTCGCGCGCGAGGCGATCCAGCGGATCGCCCAGAATGAGCGGATCGCCGTGGCGACCGCGATCGGCAACGCGATCGATGACTACGTCACTGCGAGGAGCACATGAACCGGGAAGAGATGGCAATGCTGCGTAAGACCATGTTCGCCATGGTCGAACGTCTGCGCAAGGTCGGCGACTACGGCGCGGGCGCCGCCGACATCCGCCTCACCGCCGAGGTGGTGCTCAAGCTGATCGACCATTGGCTGGAGCGGATGAAATGAAGCACGGCAAGAGCGAGGTGCACTACTCCTCCGGCATGCTGCACTCGCATTGCGGTCCGACCTTCCACGACGACAAGTATTATTGCCGCCATTTCATACCGGGCACCGGCCGCAGCGGCCAATGCGACACAGTCGAGGGCGCGATCATGCCGGAGATGTGGTGCGAATTATATAAGCGAACGACCAAAGCATCGTCATGACCCCGTCGATTCCGACCGAACGCCTCGTGCTGCGCCCGCTCTCCAAGGTCACCGCGCGCCAGGTCGCCTGGCTCAACGACCCCGAGGTGGTGCGGTTTAGCGAGCAGCGCCACCGCGAGCACACCATGTTCTCGCAGATCAACTTCATCAACAGTTTCAACGACAACTCCCACCTCTGGGGTATCCATCGCATCGATACCAACGAGCACATCGGCAATTTGAGCGCCGACCACGACCCGCCGAACAATGTCGCCGACGTCGGCATCATGGTCGGCGAGACGCGCCATTGGGGCCAGGGCTATGCCACCGAGGCGTGGCGCGGCGCCTGCACGTGGTTGCTCGACAAGGAGGGCGGCGGCATGCGGAAGCTGGAAGCCGGATGCATGCGCGCTAACGAGGCGATGGTGAGGATCATCAGGGGCAGCGGGTTTGCCCAGGAGGGCGAGCGCGCCAACCATTTCTGGCTCGGCGGCGGCCCAGTTGGGATGGTTCTATTCGGGAGGTTCCGGTGAGCGAGGACGAGATCATCAAAAAAATCCGTGACGTCCGGTATGTGAACAATCTGCATTGGATGAAATTGCTTCAGATCGCACTCAAGCATGCGCCGATCGAGACGAAGAAGGTTCTGCAGGCGATCAACGATAACGACCGGGTGGTCTCCGGTCTTCTCGCGGAGCTGGCAAAATGAGACAGGCCGACATCTTCCTCGAAAGCGAAGGGAACGCCTGGTTTGAGCGCAACCGGGACAAGCCGCGTATCGACCATGTGACGCACTGCATCGCAGCGTATATCGGGCGGCGGCCGAATCGTGTGCTCGAAATCGGCTGCGGCGCAGGGTTCACCCTCGCCGCGATCCGCGAGTTATACGCCTGCGAGGTGCTTGGGATCGAGCCAAGCATAAAGGCCGGGATCGAGGCCGCCGGACGAAAGGTGCCGGTCCTCCAAATGACCGCATCCACACTGCCGGAGCACGGGCAGTTCGACCTCATCATCTACGGCTTCTGTCTCTACCTCACCGATCCCGGTGACTGGTTCAAGATCGTGGCCGAGGGCGACCGCGTGCTTGCGATCGGCGGTCATATCATCATCCACGACTTCGGCGGCGATCTCAGCCTGCACGGCGTGCCCTATGTCCACGATCCACGCATTACCTCATGGCATTACGATTGGGCAAAACTCTGGCTCGGCCATCCGGCCTACGAAATGACCCACCGACATTGGACGACAGGCCACGGTCATCCAGACCAGCAGTGCATCACGATCCTGCGCAAGAAGGAACTCAAGCCATGAAGGTCGGCATCGTCGGCTACGGTTCTATCGGTAAGCGGCATGCCGACAACGCGCAGGTACTCGGACACGAGATAGTCGTCTATGACCCGCTGGTGCGCCGCGACGTCAAGTTCGAGCGCATGATCTACGAACAATGCGACGTGGTCGTGGTGGCGACGCCGTCGCCCGCCCACGAAGGCCCGCTGCGCGCCGCGATCGAGCACCGTAGGCATGTGCTCATGGAGAAACCGATCTCGACCTCGGTCGGTATGCTCCCCATCCTGCTTGGGGACGCCACAGAGAAGAACCTCGTCGTCATGATGGGCAACAACCTTCGCTTCCATCCCTGCGTACAGCAGGCCAAGGAATGGATCGACGATGGCAAGATCGGCACGCCGGTATGGGCGCATTTCATCTGCGGCCAGGAAAGCACCAAGCCGCTCTATCTCTCCGACGGTGTGATCCTCAACACCGGCGCGCACGAGGTCGACATGGCGCTACACCTGCTCGGGCCAGCGAAGGTGGCCTATGCCAATTCCTGCACAAAACTCCGGGCCGGGACAGCCGACAGCGACGTCAACGTCTTCTTCACCGAAGACATCGCCGACTTCATGCTCGTCCACGACAACGGTTGCCGATCGACTTTCCATCTCGACTTCATCACCCCTAACCAGATCAGGGAGGCGTGGGTTGTCGGCAGCGAAGAGAAGATCGGGATCGAGCTGCGCAACCGCACCTGCTCCCTCGGCGGCGAGGCCCGTGCCAGGCCCGGCAATTTCGATGGCGATTACTTCTCCGAGATGACGGCGTTCTTCGACCGCATCAAGGGCGAGACCACACCCGGCGCGACAGGGTGGGATGGTCTTGCGACGCTTCGCGTCCTGCTCGACGTTCGGAAGATGGCGGGGCTCGTATGAAGGTCGTCGCAGTCATTCAGGCCCGGATGGGTTCGACCCGCCTACCTGGCAAGGTTATGATGGAGCTTGGCGGGCACCGCGTCCTCGCCTGGTGCCTCCGCGCCGCGCGCGCCGCGCCTGGCGTCGACGAGGTCTGGGTTGCGACAACCACGCTCGAATCCGATGATATGATTGCGGACTGGTGCAGGCAGCGTGACGTCAACTGCTGGCGCGGGTCGGAAACCGATGTCCTCGATCGCTTCCGCTCCCTTGCCTTCCAAATCTACCCGAACGTGATCCTGCGGCTAACGGGCGACTGCCCGTTCCTCGACCCACAGGTGATCGGTGCGGTAGTCCGGCTGCAACGCCAGACTGGCGCAGAGTATTGCAGCAACGTCAGCCCGCGCACCTATCCCGATGGCCTCGACGTCGAGGCCATGACCATCAACGCCTTGGAGCACGCCCACGTCGAAGCGACGCGGCCGATCGACCGCGAATGCGTTACCACATGGATCGAGCGCAACCGCTCGCGCTTCCCGGCCGAGACGTTGATCAACCCTATCCCAGGCCTGCAGGACGAGCGGTGGGTGCTCGACACCGAGGATGATTACGAGTTCTGCAAGGCCCTCGCGCACCGCTGGCCGTGGGAAAAGGGGCCGCCGTCCCAGCTCGACATCCTGAACATCCTCGACAAGGAGCCGTTGCTCCGCATCCCCAACACCCAAGAGAAGATGAACGAGCGTCATTTCGCTGCGCTCGCGGAGGAGCCGATCCATGAACGGAAATACGAGAGGTCGCAGGCGCAGTTCGAAAAAGCCAAAGCGGTCATCCCGCTCGCCGCGCAAACCTTCAGCAAAAGCTATCTCCAGTACCCGCAGCCGTCGCCGCTCTTTGTCAGTCACGGACAGGGAGCCTTGGTATGGGACATCGACGGAAACGAATATATCGATCTTGTGTCCGCACTGCTCCCGACCGTTCTGGGCTATCGTGACAGCGAAGTCGATGCGGCCATCCGGCGACAACTCAGTTCCGGTATATCTTTCAGTCTCGCTACAGACCTTGAAGCGACGCTTTCCGAAACACTCTGCCGCCTCATCCCATGCGCGGAAGCGGTCCGGTTCGGCAAAAGCGGCACGGATGTCACAACGGCAGCGATAAGGCTCGCGCGCGCCCACACCGGTCGTGACCGTATCCTGATCTGCGGCGGCTACCATGGCTGGGCCGACTGGTCCGCCGATGCCATGCGGCATGTCGGCGTGCCGGACATTGTGAGAGGCCTGACGACGCGAATTCCGTTCGGCCAAACTCCTTGGGGCACGAAGCTCGCCGCTGCCGTCATTGTCGAACCGGAAAGCAACCCGCAATACCTGCAGGAGCTGCGCGAGTATTGCGACAAGACCGGCACCGTCCTCATCTTCGACGAGGTGATCACCGGCTTCCGCTTCGACCTCGGCGGCGCGCAGAAGCTCTACAACGTCACCCCTGACCTCGCATGCTTCGGTAAGGCGATGGCCAACGGCATGCCGCTGTCGGCACTTGTGGGCCGCAAAGACATCATGAAGCGGATGGAGCCGCCGGATAACATCTTCTATTCCGGCACGATGTTCGGCGAGACCTTGTCGCTCGCAGCCGGGATCGCGACCATCGCCAAGATGGAACGCGACAATGTTCCATACAACCTCCGTATATCCGGCGGCTGGCTCTCCTCTCAGGTCGAAGAGATGGTCGAGGATCATGGCTTGGAGGATGCGATTGAATTGTCCGGCGACGCGGTATTCAAGCGCCTCAAATTCCGCGATGACCAGATCGCCGCTCTCTTCCGCAAGGAGATGATCGCGAGCGGCACCTTGATCATCGCGTCGCATAACATCTGTGCCGCACATGGGCTCAACGACCTGAAGCGTGTTCTCAAGAGCTATAGCCACACGCTTCCCATCATCGAGCAGGCGGTCCGCAACGGCGACATCGAGCAGCGGCTCGCCGGGGCCACGGTTGCGCCGACGGTGCGAGATGGCCTTCGCATCACAAGCAAAGGTCCGAATGGGCCGGTGGTGGGCGATGGCATCGCCCTCACATCGATGGAACATCCGGAAGGTCTCATCGACAAGATCGCCGACGCCATCAAAAGTGGGAAATTGAAGTCGTGAGTTCGGTCCTGATCACCGGCGGCAGCGGTGCATTCGGCACCGCACTCGCGCGGGAATTGCTCACCTGGGAGAATCCATATGAGCGAATCATCGTCTTCTCACGTGGCGAGCATCGCCAGGCCGAGATGGCGCGCGAGATCGCAGACCCCGATCAACGACTACGCTTTTTCATCGGCGACGTCCGCGACCGTGACCGGCTGCTTCGTGCCATGGCAGGTGTCAATGTCGTCATCCATGCGGCAGCCCTAAAGCGTATCGAGGTAGGAGCCTACAACCCGCTTGAGGTCATGAAGACCAATATCCTGGGTGCTGCAAACGTTATTGAGTCTGCGACCGACGAGGGCGTTGACAAGGTAGTCGCACTCTCGACCGACAAGGCATTCCAGCCGGTGAGTCCATATGGCACGTCGAAGGCATTTGCGGAATCGCTCTTCCTCGCCGCCAACAACACGCGCGGCTGGCACGGTCCGCGCTTCGCCATTGTGAGATATGGCAACGTGTGGGCAAGCACCGGCAGCGTGGTGCCAACCTGGCGCGAGATATTGAAGACCTCAGACACGGTGCCGGTGACCGATCCGGAGTGCACCCGGTTCTTCATGACCATGGATGAGGCCGTGCAGCTCGTTCTTTCGACGGCCGAGACCATGAATGGCGGCGAGATCGTGATCCCGACACTCCCCGCTTACCGCCTCGGAGACCTCGCGGAAGCCCTTGGCGCGAAGATGCAGGTGATCGGGCTCCCGAAATGGGAGAAGCTCCACGAGAGCATGGCGGAAGGCAACAGCAGCGACAAGGCGCGGCGCATGAGCGTAGCGGAGCTGCGGGAGAAACTGCGATGATTGATATGAGGCCCGCCACCATGGCCGACACCGACCTGCTCCTCTCCTGGCGCAACGATCCGGTGACCTGCGCCAACAGCAAGAGCACGGCGACCGTGAGCCGGGAGGATCACGAGCGCTGGATGAAGTTCAACGTCGCGCAGGGCTATCCGCAGCACATGGTGATGATCGCGAATAGCCAGGTAAGCGGGAGCATCGGCGTAGTCCGTTTCGATGCGGAGAGGAGCGACGTCATGAAGTACGAGGTCTCCATCACGATCGCGCCGGAGCATCGCGGCTGCGGCCTCGGGCGCCCGGTTTTGGCGACCGCCTGCGCCCACATGCCGGACGTGTCGCTCTCCGCCATGATCCGGAAAGAGAACACCGCCTCGCGCCGGATATTTGAGGAGTGCGGGTTCGAGGAGACCGACGGCGAGCATGGATTTGTTACCTGCCGCAGGGAGCCGCTGTCATGATCGGCCCGATCAAGCCGTTCAAGTCGATCGGTATCGAAGAAATGATGGAAGTCGCGGAGGTTATGTCATCGCCGCTCTCAGGATACCTTGCAGGACAAGAACGCGGCGGTGCCCGCGTGCGTGCGCTGGAAGATGCGTGGGCCAGAACCTTCAAGGTCAAACACGCCATCGCCTGCAACAGCGCGACAAGCGGATTGATGGCTGCAGCATTCGCGGTCGGACTCAGGTCCGGCGATCAGTTTATTTGTCCGGCGATGACGATGTCGGCGACATGCGCCGCACCGATGTTCACCGGCGCGACGCCGATCTTCTGCGATGTGAGAGATGATGATTTCGCGGCGTTCAGCACCGGTTACCCACCGCCAAAAGCCAATTTTGTGACCAACCTGTTCGGCCATCCAGCGAAACTCCGTAACCTCCGCGACATCGCGGACATGTACGGTACCTATCTCATCGAGGACAACGCGCAGTCGCCGTTCGCGATGACCGACATGCTGTCCGAAAGTCGATACACTGGCACCATCGGCTACATCGGCGTCTTCTCCCTCAACGTGCACAAACCGATCCAGTGCGGCGAGGGTGGGGTGGTGACCACGGACGATGACGATCTCGCCAAGCGTTTGAGAAACTTTATCAATCATGGCGAAAACGCCGGTGACCGGATCGGCCTCAACCTGCGCATGCCCGAGGTCTGCGCGGCCATCGCGCTGGTGCAACTACGGCGCGGCCCAGAGATTATCGCAGGCCGGGTCAAACAGGCCGAGGCGATCCTGGCCGCGATCCGCGACATCCCAGGGATACGGCCACCGATCACGCGCGAGGGCTGCACGCACGTCTACTACGCGATCCCGTTCCTGATCGAGACGAAGCGCGCCGCCTTCTGTGCGGCCCTCCGCGAGCAAGGGGTGCCGATCGTGGAGGGCTACGTCCCGCCGCTCTACCGCCTGCCCGCATTCTCTGCGTTTGCGCGATCGTGCCCAGTCGCGGAGGACCTGCACGACTGGCGACTCTTTTACTTCGAGAACTGTGCCTATGATCCGACGCCGGAGCAGATGGAGCAGATCGGGGATGCGTTCCAGAAGGCGGCCAAGGCGTTGTGAATATCATCTTCCCGTCAGGTTACCGTGTCGAAGTAAGCCGCCTGCGGCAGCAACTCGATGAGGCGCACTTCGCCTGGTGGAAGGAATGGAAGGCACAACAACCGGAGTTCAAGATCGAGAACGTCCGATTCAAACATGTCGCTGGCTGGAATCAGAAGTTCTTCAGTATTCAGTCGGCCCATGACGGCAACCACCCGATATGGAAGGCGACACGCCTGATCTGGTTCTCCATGGGAGGTTCGATATGAGAGACCGAAAATATGACTGGGCTTTGGGTCCATCCGACGCAGCCGCGAAACAATATAGCGAGGACTGCGCGATGATGGATTGTCTCAACACAGAACTGTCCGGCTATGGCAGGGCCGAGAAGCGCAAGGACAGAGACCCCAAGGCTTGCCCGATGTGCGATGGCCATGGCTGCATCGACTGTCACGGCAGCGGATATTTTAACAGGTGGGTATCACAACTATGACCGAGATCGTCGCCGAGATTTCAGGGAATCATGGCGGGTCGCTCGACAACGCGTTCAAGCTCATCGATGCGGCGGCTGAGGCAGGTGCCGATGCGGTTAAGTTTCAATGTTTCCAACCTGAACGCCTTGCGCGGCGACGCGCGAACAACCCCGATGTGCTTCGTCTTGCGGGCGGCGTCCCCCTTCTCGACCTCTATCGCAAAACATATACGCCGATGTTCTGGTTCCCCCAGATGGCGCAGCGCGCAAAGTGGAACGGGATCGAATGGTTCTCGTCGGTCTTCGACCCCAATGATGTTAGGTTCCTCGAAGGTCTTGAATGCCCGCGTTACAAGATCAGCGCGTTCGAGATGCTCGACTGGGACATCATCAAGGCCGTGCGCGACACCGGGAAGCCGATCGTCATCTCGGTCCGGCCGATCCCTGGCGTCACCGTGATGCAGGTGACCGACTATAACGGCGAGATGGTGCCGCTCGGTCTCTCCGCCCACGGCGCGATCCTGCCCGCGCCTGATAACCCGATGGTGGAGTGGCACCTGAAGCTCCCAGGCGTCGAGACGCCGGATAGCGACTTCTCGCTGACGCCGGAGGAGATGGCCAGGCTCGTTAGGAAGATAAAGAAATGATCCAACTCCCGAAGATCGAGGTTGATCTCGATGTGCAGTTCAAGCCTGAAGACCTGATCGTGCGCGCGTTCGAACGATATACCTTCTCGTTTAACGATTGGCGCGGTATCTGGGGGACCTACGAGACCACGCTCGCAGCGCCGCACATCTGGGTGCCGAAGCTAACGCTACCGCAGGCCGTCGCGGTCGGCGCGGCGGCGGCGATCATCAAGAACCCCGTGATCACGCGCCGGTTCTGGGCAGGTTGGACGACGCCTCGCGCAGCGCCGCCTTGCGTTCCTTCTTCCAGAACACCCGCTTCCATTTCCGTAGGTGCTTCCACCACTGCGGTGAGCGCGTGAGAATGCCTTTTTTGATCGTCGCCATTAAGCCTCGATCAGATCAGTCACCGCGTTGACGACCTCCAGGGCCGCGTCGATCTCGTGAGGCTCGGCCTTGAACATGGCGACCATCTTGTCGCGCTGGACCGGATCGAAGTAACGGACGATTTTGATTTCGGTCGTTTCCCCTTGCGAGTTCTTGGTCGTGCCTTCCTTGAGACCGCGATCGGTTAGCAACTGCCACGTCCGCAGGTCGGCTTCGGCATACTCGCGACGACGCCAGACCCATTCGGCGATCGACTTCGTGACCGACTTTTCACCAAGCGTGATCGTGACCGTCGTTGCAAGGTTTGTTCGCGCAATCGAAATGAGGAGTTTGGCGTTATCCTGCGTTAGGTCGGTGCAGGATTGCAGCCACTCCGTAATTTTGGTCCCGGTCTCACTGCCGTAGACCGGCGTCTCGTAATTGAGTGCCGCGCAAAACTGGCCGATCATGCGTTGTAGGTCGGCGATCTTATCCTTGTTCGCCTTAACCCGCTTCATCGCTTCAATGATTTTCATTTTTGCTCCCGTTTGAATGCGCCACCTGCATAGGAAGCCCAGGAAGTCCACTTTGAACATCGACTAAACTTGGCCTGGGTCGTTCTGATCGCATCCTTAACGCTTCACCCTTCTGCCTTTCCACTTTGAACCTTGCAATCTTGCTCTCTTGATGCTTGCGCACTTGAGGGTTGTCTGTGCCATCGATCCCAAGTCGAAGGCCCGTGTTTGTGACGGGCATGCTATAGGGTTGACGCTCTCTGTGGTGTTTATCTCCATGCATTGGCAGTTCCATTTGCACCGGGCTGGAGTCGATCGTCAACCCTGTTCAATTTTAGACAGCAGAAAGGGCGGGACCTTGCGATCCCGCCCCAGGTTGGTCTTGGGAGGTTAGTGCGCGCCGAAGTGGTAGTTCACACCGAGCCGAGCGATATTCTCGCGAACACGCAGATCGGTCTGATAGGACGCTCCCGGCGAAACCTGCGGCGGCGAGCCGCAGAAAGGCAAATTGGTACAAGCCTGCGTGTACCCGGCCTTACCCAAGTCGACGAAGAGGTATTCCGCCTTGATCGACCATTGGGGAGCAATCATCCATTCGCCACCGCCGCCGACGGTCCATCCAACCCTGGTGTCGTCCAATGTACCAGCGTAAGTATCCCTTGTAGTAGTGAAAGAAACCGAACTCACCGACTTGACCTGACCGAACGCCAGACCGCCAGTTGCGTAAAGTAGCAAGCTCGGAGTGACGGTTAAGCCTGTGCGACCGCGCACCGTTCCGAACCACTGCAGCTTGTCGGTCTCCGAGTGGATGAAGTTCCCGGTGAGCGGGGCTGCGAGCGGGCGGTTGACGAAGTTGCTGTCATTGATGCCGAGAAAGTTGATATCAGCTTCAACACCGGCGACGAAATTGCTGATCTGCCAGTTGTAGCCTGCCTGGCCACCGCCGGTGAAGCCGGTGCCACTAAGGCGGACCGAATCAGAACGGAGATGGTTGAGGACGGTGCCCCCGCCGCAAGTGACGCTGGTGAGGAAGCAACCGGTCGGGGAGACGTCATCGCGGGTATCATTCCAGGCCCCGCCCACGTTGAGACCGAGGTAGAACCCAGACCAGTCGTAGATGGGACGGACGGCTGGCATCGGCGCCGCCTTGAGCGGCATGTCGGCCGCAGCAGCCGGGACGATGGACAGCACGGCAAAACAGGCCGCGAGCAGATGCCTTTTCATGATCTAAAAACTCCAGTTGGGGAAGTCGAATGAGTCGGAGGATAGACCAGAACCGGGACCGGGGGCGTCACCCGGAAGCCACACCTCGACGAAAATAATGGCGGTTAACCCTGTCTAATTTTGGACACCCATGTGGTCCCGCAAATCGGACATCGCATTTCCTGCGCGAACCGGCCCCAGGTGAGCCAGCGGCGCGGGAGAAGTACCAGATCGGGGTGCACGATCATGGTGCCCGGCTCGGTCAGCCCACGCTGCCAGGGCGTCATCTCGGTGCAGTAGAAGGCACCATCTGGCAGGGCCATGTCATCTTCCATTACGTCCTCCCGAAGACCAACTCCGGCGGCACCACCACCGGCACCGGTGGCGGCGATCCCTGGCGCCTTTGGTGCCGCGCATGATTCCATGCCTTGGTCCGGCGCCTGCGCTCCCGCTTCGTCATCAGCCACCAGCCGGGGAAGAGCGCCATGTACTCGACCCACTCCTCCGGCATCATGTCCGACTTGATCGCGTTGCACTCCTGGCAACAAACCTGCGTCTTCTTCCCGCCCTTCGATCGCGGCACGACATGATCCCAGGTCGGCTGTAGCTTCTTGCTGTATTGCTCCATCACGCGGCGACAGTGCGGGCATTGCTTGCCCCGGAACATATTCCTATGCATGGACGCACCACACCGCCGATCAGTCATCTGACCCTCCGGGAGAGAGGCTTGCTCTCCCCCGGCCCTCGGTCAGAAGAACACAACGAACAGAAACCCAAGGATTAACGCAAACATCCCAATACATAAACTCACCGCAACAAAACAATCAAATGCCGCCGACGCAACCGAATGGACGACGTCTCGTCCGAGCAATCGAATCACCTCCAGTCCCTTGAGAGACTGGTTGTATCCGATGCAGATGCGCGTGATGTCAAGAGTCTCGTTTTGGACAGTCACTCAGCGCCCGGTTTGTGTCCCAAACTCCATCAGCTCGCGTGACCATCGCAACGGCGAGATCGCGGCCATGGTCTCCGGCCAGCGATCGATGAAGGTCGGCGGAGGCGGCACGGCTTCTGGCGGGCTGGTCCGCTCGCTTCCCACCCCGGCTTGGCCAGCGCTCTGGAGGTCATCGGGCTCTCGCCTGCCTCTGCTCTGCGCTGTTACCTCACGGGCCTTAGCCTCGTCCGACCGCCCACCAGAACTCCTTGGTCCGTTACCATCCCAGCAATGCGCGCCATCGTCGCGTGGGTGCCACCACAGATGCCGGTCTGGATGGACGCGGCGGGCCTGCGCCTGGGTCATGCAGGGGGAGGCCGCAGCGGCGGACAGCATCGCAATGGTGAAGCAGACCGCGCCGCCGATGATGTAGAGCAGCAGGAGCACGAAGACGACCTTCTGCCATAGAGACTTCGGCGGTTCGAGCGGGCTGTTGTAGTCCCAATGTCTCACTGCGGCAGCTCCTTGTCCCACTCATAGCCGCAGTTCGGACAGCGCATCGTCACGATATCACCACTCGGCCAACCATCACGCTGGTCACCAACCTCATGCGCGTCTGGATGCAGAAACATCACACCTGACGTTTGCGGTGTCCAAGGGTTTTCTTTCGTGCAGATAACGATAAGCGGTTCACTCACGTTGTAGGCTCTCCCGCCGTTCGGCGCAGCCGTTCAAGCTCGACCTTCATCTCACGGAGGTCGGTATAGGCCTCGCACAGAAGCCGGTAACGGCAGGTGCCTTGATGGCGAAGCATGAGCGGCGTGTCGGTGCCACAACTACACGATCCGGCGATCCCGATGCTCAAGCGGATGAGGAGATCGTTGGCGCGCAGGATTTGATCTGTTGTCATGCGACCCTCGCAAGGTGGAGACACCGCTGGCGCACCTCTTCATATTTCGGACCGCCATTGTACGGGTGCCAGAGCAGCGCCAGCTTGATCGCCCGCTCGACATCGGCGGCGCTAATCTCATCGTTGTTGGAGGCCATGGCCTGCAATGCCTCGACGACGCGTTTGATTTCGAGCCGTTCCTTCCCCGAGAGCGGACGATCCTGCGCGCAGCGGGAGAGCCAGTTGATCGCGAGCGCCATGGCCAGATCTGTGTCTTTCATGCTCACACCATCTTCCATGTCTCGAATTCGCCGGGGACAAAACGATCGCGCACGTAGATGCCGACCGGTCCGTCATTCCAGCTTACCTTTACCTCGTCGCGGTCGAGATACCGTTTTGCGGGAAAGATTTGCGTCACCTCGCCAACCCGCCGTGGCGCGCAACAAACAACGCGATCACCCATTCCGATTTCCTTCATGGATGCCTCCTCATTTGATCCTCCACCAGCGATGGACAGGGGAATCGAGCGTCCCGCCATCCCCTGTCGTAGAGATTCATCCAAACAGAGTAATCGATTGTCTTTGGCTTTAACCAGAATATATCGCGGCTCCCGTTCCACCTCGTGACGATGATCGGTTCGAGCATAGGATAGCGATCGATCAACCCATAGTCCGTCGGCCCAGGACGCGGGAGTCCGCCCGTTAGCTTTTTGGCCAGGTCGCAGAGACACTCCTTGGTCACCTGAACATTGCCATGCCGGTCGGCCATCTCGGCAAACTGATGCAGCGTTTTGGCAACCTCTTCAGGATAGAAATTCAGCATCACTGACCTTCGGCTCGTTGAGGGCGCGACAATGAGGTGCGAAGCTCTCTTGCGCTAAAACGATGAAAGGCGGCTACCCTATGGGCACCTGCGATAGTTCCAGAATTGTCCCCGCAATGAAGTGAGTTCGTTTCCAATTCCGCGCGATGCTCATGCCACTTCGCACATTCCTCAACGATCGCATCGTATAGCGCGTAAAGCTTTGTGTTGGTGCCCCCATTGCCGAGAAACCATTCCGGCAAATCATGCTCGCGCCAAAGCGTCTCGATCGGATGTCGGCTCACTTGTCACCTCGTTGTTGGAGAGGCACCGTGGGTGGTTCGTGCGGGCAAATCTGGTCGCGTGGCGGCTTGTGCCTGCCATAGCAATGCATACACAGCGTTGCGTAAGGACTCCCCTTCCCAAATTTGAGTGCGTTTTCCCATTCTATGTTCTGCTGTTCCAAAATGGATTCGATTTGGGTCGGCGTTCTCATGTTTCACCCGATTGATTAGAGGAAACCGGTGTGTCCGAAGGGGAGGGTGCCAAACCTCCAATCTGGTCTGTTGCGCCAGTGCTCACGCTGCGTGTCGGACTAAAGTCTCCAGGCTCTTTCCACGCCGCCTTCGGATTCGTCAGTGAATAACAGGCTCGTCGCGTTTGATGGTTGGTATCCATTCGCTTAGATACTTTTGCGTCTCGCACAAGGCGATTTAATGTACCTCTGACCTTCTCAAGGTCTGCTGGGAATTGCAGACCCAGCGATGTGCAAATATCGCCAATCCACATTTCGCCACGCGAACCGAGCATTTCGAGAATTTTATTTTCTCGCGCCGCAAGCTCTTGGTGAGACATCAACATTATCTTTCGCCTCGGTGAGTCGATGACACCGGGGTCGCCGCTATTCGCATGTCGGGAGGCGATGAAAAGCCAACACCAATCCGTTGGTCACCCAGAAAAAGCATCGCGCGCCGGTGCCATTCGTTCGATATTTCGGCGTCGGTGTAATCCGATAAGTTACGCATGGGTGTTTGGGCAACACCCGCGTCTTTCGCCCGCATAAGATCGATTACAGCTTTTGCAAAAATCATCATCCCCGGCTTTGGAAGCTCGATATCGATTCCGTCCTTCCAGACGGTTCTGAGCATTAACAAGCACTCATGCTCGGTGAAGGTCTTGAGGATAAGGTCTTTGACCTCTTCCTCTTTGATGGTCGGCAGATCGTCCCGTGAGGTCATGGGCACGGGTAATTGTTTTGCCGAAAGTGAAGCTTCGACGGCATCGCAGGCCGAGCAAAGGTCCTCATCCCGGCCAGCAACACCGCCTGATGTCCGCGCCATATCGACAAGCTTAGCGGCGGTCTTTTTTAATTCCGTAAGTTGCAAATGCGCGTCGGCATAGGCATTCATCCAGATTGCTACCGGATCGCGGACGCTAGTGTCAGGAGAACAGGGTGCCGTCATCACATCTTCTCCGCCGCCAGGATCATGTCTCGTTTTGGACTCTTCCCGAAGACGCAGCTTCCCCCAAACGCGCGACGCGGTCAATCACGTTCGCCACCGCCTGACCAGACCATGGCGCCCCGGTCGCCGACCGGACCTTCATCCGGTTCAGCTCCCGCGCCACGGCGCGGACCGAGACCTTCGCACCAGGTGCGACCGTGCGAGCGACAATATCCTCGATCGCACCGATCACGCCCCTCGCAAACTCATCCGCCGCCGCGCGTTTCCCCGCCGCCGCACGCGCCCGCATCCCATCCATGTCCGGATTGCCAAGCACGGTCCCCCGCGCCTTCGCCGCCGCCAACGCCGCCTTGGTCCGCTGCGAAATGAGCGCCGCCTCCTTCTGCGCCACCGCCGCATAAATGTGGAGCATGAACGGGTCCACATCCGGACCCAGCTCCGTCACCACAAACGGAACACGCTGCGCCATGAGGCCGGAAATGAAATGAACATCGCGCGAAAGCCGGTCGAGCTTCGCAACCGCCACCTTGCAACCAACCCGCCGCGCAAGAGCGAGCGCCGCAACAAGCTGCGGCCTCTGCTCCAACGCGTCCGCACCCTTCCCCGTCTCCACCTCCACAAACTCGTGGATGAGGTTCAACCGGTGCTGATCCGCAAACCGCAGCAGTGCCGCACTCTGCGCCTCCAACCCAAGCCCGCTCCGCCCCTGCCGCTGCGTCGATACCCGGATGTACCCAACAACAGAACGGGTCCCCTCAGGAACACGGACTACCTCCTCCGCACGCGGATGGGACCCAACAGAAACCGGGTCCCCAGAAATATGGGTCCCATCGGAAGATGGAGGTACACCCCGCCCAGAACCCGCCGTCACCGACAGGTCACGCTCACCGGTATTGCGAGACGCACCAAGCAGGCAGGGTGCAGATTTCCCTATACCGGAACAGGTCCCATTTGAAGAAGGGGGGGATAACGAAAATGAGGACCCGGCCCCATTAGCGGCCCCCGCCCCGCCGGACGGCTCCCCTGCGGGAGCGGCGGGGCGATCGGACCGGGCGGCGCGACCGGGGCGGGCGGCAAGCGTGTGCGACATGGCGAATCCCTTCGTTCGGTGACGTCAATCACCATATCGAGGGTTAAGATCGTTTGCAATGCCTCAATTGCGTGTGTTCGGCGCGTCGTGCGTCGGTTCGATCGCCGAGGCTTGCTCCTCCTCTTCCGGCTCGTCCCGCGCCAATGCCGCTGTAAGGGCCGCTGCTGCGCCTTCTCCAAGCTCGGACCGTATCACCGTCAGCACCTCGTCGACGGTCGTCAGGGCCGCGAAGTCTCCAGGCGCGCCGCTTTCCTTCCGATCAACGATCAAGCCGTGCAACTTACCCTTGGCCAGCGCGGCTTGCGTGATCGCGGGCGCGTTCTTCGTTTCCTTCGCGAGGGCGATCGCGTCGTTAAACTCGTCGGTCAAAGACTCAACGGTTACGCGTGTTTTCATGGCGATTGACCTGTTAAGCTCGGAGATGCGGCGTTTGGTTCGTACATTGTCGTACAGCCGATACGGCGCGTTGCGGCTCGGCTTGTAGCCAGCCATGGGATAGGCCCGATATGGTGGAATGCCGCGCTTCACAAGCTGGCAGAAGCGTTCCTGACGCGGGTTTGGCAGCGGTGGCATGGCGTGAAGATAGCGCGTCCTACGGCCTACTCGCAAGGCGTGATGGGCGTATCACGGGATACGGCGGATCGGGTGCGACGAGGCCGCGTCGACGGCGGCTTGGCGCAACGAGGCTTTGTCGGTTGCGGGCGTGAGGCCTTTGCGTTTCAGGCGATGCAGGCGGGCGAGCTTGCGGCCTTGGGCCGGGTTCATTCGGAAGGGCAGCCAAGCCTTGCTTGCCGTGGAGAAAGTGTTTCCGGAGCCGCGCAATTTATCCATGATAGGCCTGTTACGGTATGGCTTGTTTTGGCGCTTGCCGCTTCGCGCACGATTCCAGCAAAACGCGCGTGTTTCAATTGCGTTTCTGCATCGTGTGAGCGAATTCTCACATCTTTGGAATATCATTCCCCGTTTCGCCAATCTTTGGGAAATGTTTCCACGGCAAAGACTCGAGTCCATCGTTTTACGATTGACAAATATCGGCGTTGTGAGAGGATACGCGCGGGGCGAAATCCGCCTTGCGTTTGCCACGCCAACCGAAGGGAATTCAAAATGACAGACATAACCGATACGCACCTTGAGGCCGCGATAATCGACCAGTGCGTTGCAGGTGCGTTTCATGACCGGCCCTATGCGTTCGTTGCCGTGATCGACGAGTCCGGATGGCAGCTCGGCGTGGCCGTGGCAAATGAGCGGGGATATAATCCAATCGCTGGCAAGACGTTTGCAGCGCAGGCCGAGGCCAAGCAATGGGCGGACGGCCTTAACGCCCATATCGGCCGCGACGAGGATTCCGTTATCGCAATCATTTGTTCCACCATGGGCGGCAATCGGGTGGAATTGATCTAACCCGCATCTCCTGCAACGGAAGGGAATAGACTAATGACAGAATATGAATCACGGTGGGATGGTGGGCGTTCCTTTTTTGCTTCTAAACGCGATGCAATCCGCGACGCGCAAACCCGTGGACCAACCGCTAGAGTCCTACATTGGGGGAACGGCGCAATCGTATGGGAGGCCAAGGCCTAACCCTCCTCACATCGCTTCTACGCCCGGCAGGTGCAAACCTTACCGGGCTTAAGGGCGTAGGAGGCAATGCCGACTCCTGCAACCGAAGGGACAAAACCAATGCTTACCAAAACCGACATAGCCGCCATTCGCAAAGCGGACGATATTTGCGTACACCTCGGCCCGCGCAATCCTCAAGGCCGCGTGCGATTGATCAAGCGCAAGGGCTACAACGCGCAACCATTCGAAACCGATCAAGAGTACATCTTGGAGAACGCCAAGGTCGTTATGGAAACGAGCCTAGGCACAACTGCGCTTGAGTCGGGCTCTGCCGACTGTTTCGCGATGGCCGGGATTTACCATGGCCAGCGTTCCCCTGTTTCATCAATCCTCAATACGCTTCGCATTGGTGACGAGGTGACGTTTTCTTTTTACCCGGACTGCCATTCCAACGGCTATGTCGCAGCCGCCGGGTTGCATGCCGATTGCCTTTACTTGCACGTGCGCCGAAACGGCAAGCGCCACACTTGGCAACTGACCGAGTCAATCTGCGCCAACAACTCGGCCCGGATGTGTCGCGGCGTTCCCAAGGGCCGCGACTATGATCACGCCGCAAGCGAAGCCCGCAAGATTGCGTAATGGGCGAGCTTTTCACCATAGCTGACATCATGCGCCTAGTTCTTGCCGACTGCGAATTAGAAGGCGGAATTAGGCCATGGTGCGACAATCGCGGCTTACATCCGTCGATTGTCGACAAGTTCCTATCGGGGCAGCGCGGACCTGCCCCGCAATTACTTGCCGCGCTTGGCCTGCAAAAGGTCGTTGCCTACCGCCGCAAAACCTAACCAACCGAAGGGACAACCGAACATGACGAAATTCCGCGACCTGCCGATAGGCGAGACCTTTGATTTTGTTTCACCTGACCGGATGATGAATAGCTTCTACAAGCGTTGCACCAAGATCAGCGCGCGCCGCTACCGTGACGATACCGGGACAATGCACCGTGTTGGATCGATCAATGCCGCCGTCTACCATATCGGTTCCGAACATGACGCGGCAATGGTGGAATTGGCCGCAACGTTCGCGGCGCAAGACTCAATGCCCAAACTGCGCACCGTCGGGGAGGGCTGAACCATGGCGCGATTCAATCTAACTCCCGACGTCAATTGCCGATACGGCGCGCCCATGGGGCGCAAGTCGGACCATCTGTCCGGGCTTATCGTTTCCGAAACCGACTCGCGCTTCACCTTGCGGCGCGTTCCGATCAATAGCGGCGGGTATGACAGCGGCGGGGCTTATTGGGG